ATGAAGTCTCCAGAGGATTTATAATCACAGAACATTCTGTATATTTTATCAGCAGATTTGCGAGCCACAGATTCATTTACAAATCTCCAATGCTTACAAATATCGTCTGTATAAGGGCGAACCAATAAAACTCCTTGCTCACCCCTTCCAATGCGATAAAGTTTGCGATTCTCTGGAAGTGTAAAGTCCAGAACTTTATAGTCCAGGGCATAATTGAACTCTTTCATTGTTATTACTTATGCGTCAGACTCTCTGTTGTCTCTTGAATTGTGTGAACTCCGCGATCTAACATTGGAGCAAGTCCAGAGAATCCAACGGTTGCAGATGCAACTCCAAGAATGAAACCAAACAGAAATCCTTTCATTTGTGAACTGGTTTAACGTAGACAGCAACTAAATTACCTGTTTTGTCCTGATCCAGAAGTTCCTTAGAAACTTCAGTAGGAGTACCTGTGCATTTCATTGCGACATAATACTCAGAACCATCTTTCCATTTGAACCCAACGCGGTAGGTTTTCATAATCAGCACGCTCCGTACATAGGGTTTGCAAGTTGAGGAAGATTAGAATTGTCACGGGTCTCAGTGTAACCAATAGCAACACGTTCCCGAATCTCCCGAAGCATCTCAATACGATTCAGACACTTCTTAGACATTTGATTTCCAGCAGCCTTGAAGGTCAGAACTTTCAGATACCACTCTTGTGAAATATCACCATAAGGAGTTTTGATAGGGTAGAAGTCCACGATCATATTACCATCCTTGCTGGTCAGTTGAGGGGTCTGAGCGAGTGCTGTCATTGTGGTTCCCCTGATTACCTCTATATTATAGAGCACACAAGAGACCTGTGGAGTCCCCTGTGTGCCACTTATTGAACTGTCAGTCCCTGGTGCCCAAGTAGTAAAGAATACCACCTAAGATACTAACAGGAACTATAATCCACCAGTATTCTACAATCAACCAGAGTCCAACAAGAATAGCAATTAACCATACAGTTCCATCAAGGTCAAAAGAAGAACCTGATGAACCACCAGAACTTACTTGGCGTAGATTTACAATTTGTTGAACATCACCGTGCTTTGCATAGATCTGTTCCTTTGCTCCAGAGAATGTTGCAGCTTCAACCTCAGTGTTGATGCGACCAACCCGAGAGTTTGCAAATACTTCTGCTCTCCAAGTTGCCATTACCAAGTTCCTCTTTGAATGTAGATTTTGCGGACTTCCTGATGCAGAAAATGTCGAAGTTTAGGGTCGGTAGTGTTATCAAAAGCAAGATACAATCGTTTCAGGTATTCATCTTGTGTGGCACCTATGTTACCATCACCACCGATGTCATTGAGTGATGAACCTGCGACAACTTTGCTCTTGCCGAAGTTACCAGACACACGCCCAGTTGTTCTCAGTTTAGGACGAATCTTTGAGAGGTTAGAGTAAGTCATCGGGGAAACTTGTGGTTACAATCAGGGCACACCCAATGATTGATACGATCTTCACCAAGCAATTCAATACCAATCACACGACTATAAAAATAGGGTGGAGAATAGTTTTCCCAGTATTCTTGTGGAATCAGTTTTTCAACCCAATTTGCACCACATTCGGGACAATTTTCAAGTTTTGTGATGTCAGTGTAAGTCATCGTGCAATAATGTCCAGAGTTTCCAATAGCATCATAGAAAGTTCCAACTGACTGAGAGTGAGTTATTTGTATAAATACCCCCCGCTCCAATCTGCATGTTCCAGCAGGTATTCACGATCAGCAATCAATCGCAGGTCATAACGAACACCTTTGGCAGGAGACTTCCATGATGCAGTTTTATACACTTCGCCAGTGTTCTTGTCAATGAAAGCATGAGCAGAGCGTTGTCCACCACCATCAACAAAAATGATTTTGTGATACTTTTTACCAGTCTCGATGGTATAATCAATGTCGCACTTACCAGACTTGAGTTCATCAATCTTGCGCTGATGATAACCAGGAACTGCATCAAATCGCTCAACAGAACGCTGATGAGAACGAATCGAGTGTTGACGATAGTTGTCTTTCAATGCTTCAATCAGCAGCAGAGTATTCTTGAGAACATTCTCTGCGATGGTTTGTTGTGCTTGTGCTTGCATGGTAGGAGTGCTCATCGGCATCTGTTGCGTATGTAAGTATTATAGGGGAAGCACTGCCTCGCTACGGGTCCGTTGTGCCAGTTTGGAAGGTGGCACACTCAACTCCTCCATAATGATTTGTTTTGGTAGAAAGTTCCAGCAATAGTAACTGCTGCTGAATGTAATCTTGTCGTTTGGTCTACCATCAGGGCTATGAAACTTCATCCGCTTATCAAACATTAGTAGTTGCAGATCCTTATCCTTGAACAACTGCTTAGGAGCACTATCATTCAACCAAGTGTTAGTCATAATGAGAGCAAATGGTTTCTCAAATGATAATGCTCGCTCGAAGAACTTGCGCTTGTTTGTAAATGGTGGATTAGATACGATTACATCCCAGTTGTCAGGTTCATAGGTGAGAAAGTCTTGATTATAATTGATATGAGTAAAGACTACCTCATTCTGCTTACTAATCTGTTTGACAAACTCACTATCAATCGTATCAAATGGACACCAAACAACTGCATCTTTAGGGATGTATTTGAGAATTGGAGTTACACCGTAAAACGGAGTGTAACATTCGTCATTGTTACCCTCAGAAAACATCAGTTTTCCACTATCAAGTTGTTTCATCAGTCATTAATATCCCATCAAGATGATCAATTTCGTGTTGTATAATCCTTGCGGTCAAGCCTCTGTGTGTCTCTAAATGTGGATGTCCAGCAAGGTTGCGATATTTAATTGTGATTGAACTATACCTATTCTTTTTGATGAATGTCTCAGGGATACTCAAACATCCCTCTTCATCCATTTCAGTTTCTTCAGAATGAAATATAATTTCTGGATTGATAAGAACTTTGATTGATTGATTATCGGTGATTACAATGATACGCTTGTTAATACCACATTGTGGAGCAGAAAGTCCTACACCATTGTTTTTAACCATTAGGTCAACAAGTGCTGCACAAGTGGTACGAACAGTATCGTCTATTTTATCAATCCGCTTGCTCTTTACTCTTAGAGCTTTGTGTCCCTCCGTCAGTATTTCCATAGGAGTTGTGCAGATTCTTTATATAGTTGGCAATTTGTTGAGTTTCATCCCATTCCCAAATTGTACCATCTTTTTGTGTGTAAGTTCTTACAGTCATACTTTTTCAAAATGTACAGAATTAAATCTACCAGATATACCTTGAAGTGTCAACTTTGTATGCCAGGTATGCACATCGACACGTTCTACAATGTAATGAGTGTTTAAAGTAAGAATGTCCCTAGGATCGTTGTTACCAGCACCCCAGTGAACTTGTTCATCTATTGCACCAATGTATGCAACAGTATCTCCTACTCTAAAACGTTCCATTTTTTTTAAATTAGTTAGAGTTTATAGTTATCCTTTGTAGAATAAGTTTTAGAGTCAGGCCATCCTTCCTGCTGTCCTTTCAAATAGAACCTTGTTGCTCGTACACATTCTTCCTCATTCAGTGCTGTAATGATGCACTTACCATCTTTATCGTATGAATCCCACAACCCATACTTTTTCTCTTCAACATAGAAACAATCGTCAATCATTTCTCGGTTTTGTTTTGTATTTTTTGATTCCAATTGCTGTTGTTCCTTTAAGTTTTTTGACATAGTTTTCTCTGTAATCATCATATGGAAAGTATGCATTATGCTGTAGTTTTCTTTTACCATCCTTTACGAACCATTCTAATGCAAAAGGAAATACTTTATGAAATGGTTGTACTTCTGGTTGTGGATCAATTCTTTTTGAAATCATTTGACTCTTTCAACATTTGAGTAGTCTATGTCATTCCAATGTCTAATTACACCCGCAACAATAAAACAGTTTGTAATCAGATAGGTTGCAAAGATGATAGTTCTTACAATTGAAATGATGTCTGCTTCTTTATCATTCTTCCCGTGTTTTTCACCAAGCGAATAAGACCAGAGTCTCCATATTGTCCTGTGTTTTTTATTCTTCATCCTTTTTCTTGAAGACTTTTTTGTCGCATTCATTACAATATGTAGAGTATCCGTATTTGAAGTTCTTGACTGCTTGAAAATACTCAGAAGTCAAAGGTTTTACTTCATCACACGCTTGGCACTGGTATTCACTTGGGCGTGACAATGATTTCTTTTGCCCCAACACTCTTGACATAAGACTGCCAGGCAAATGCATCATCAAGTTTGAAAAAGACCGCAGACTGTTTAGCATAACCTCTTTGCTTTGGCTTTAGATATGATACTTCATATTTCATTTTTCTTCAAGCGATGTGATCAGATGAAACTCAAAGGTAGGAACAACAACACGTACATCTTTTGATCTGTGTTTACCTTTATGCACAAGAATTGAAATTGATTGTTCACTTACAAAGGCAATTGCGCCAGTAACGTGCTTGTAAGACACTGTAGTTCCTTCAACAAATACCACTCAGATCCTCCATAAAAATGTATTCTTCAGGTTCTTCACCATCTACAACAAACTCAAGATATAGCGCATCAGAGTCGTCAATACGATCATCAGACACTAAAACACACATTCTCTCACTCCAATAAGCATCAAGCTCATCAAGTGATTGCTCTCGGATTTCGTTAATAAAGTCATTCATTGGAAACAAGCCTCAAGTGGTGTCAATTTGGGTTTCATTGATGAGTATGGTGTAGTGTCTCTAATGTCTACTACACTACCAACTGTCTTTGCATTGATTGGAGCGTGGTAGGATTTTGTTTTTGTATTCCAGAATCCCCAGATAGAACGTACAGGAGACCCGTTGTTATAATCAAAACGGTAATGATTGCGGATCCATATTCCAACAACATTCCGTTTGAATTCTTCAAATTCATAACTGTATCCTTTAGGAGCAGTGTGAGGAAACTCAAAGGTCGTCAAGGCGTTCATCGAATTCTTTAATAATTCTAATCTCTTCTTGGAGAGACTCAATCATTCGATACAATTCTTCAATTTTATCTTGATGCATTTTTTTGAGATTTGTCAGCATATTGCCAGCGTGTTGAACGTTAGGTTGAGAACTCATAATCAGGTCGTAAAAGATTCAACAATACGGGATTCTTCTTCATCCACAAGAGCAAAGCGAGGGGCAGCAACTACGCGCTCCATAATTTTACTCTCATATCGGTCATCATAGTCATCTGAGTCTCTCAAAATATCGTGACACTCAACATCATTTTCAGAAATGACATTGATTACGCCACCATACTCAGAAGAGGGAAAAGGAACCCAGTAGTCAACGATGTACAGATATTTCATTTGTTTTTGTAAATTACTCCTTGATTTTAGCAGTGTATTGGAAATTGGTCAACTGTCTTTGAAGTTCGCAACGAACTGAAATGAGGCGTCCATAAAGAAACTTTTGATACTCATTGTCCTCCAACAAGTTGGTAAGGTTGTCAACTTGCATCAGTGCAAAGATTAGTTTGGTTTGTTGGTCCATTTTGCCTCATCTCTTGGATGAATAACTTTGTAATAATATGTAAGTAGCAGAGAAACAAGTGCTACCAACATAAGGTAGATAAAGATTCCGACTGCTAATGTCATTTGATTTCAATACTTGGAGGTTTCTTTAGGTTCTCCATTGCTTGTTGACGATAGTGTGCTTTATACATTGCATCATCACGCTGGATTAGAAAGACATTCCATCCAAGAATTGCAATAAGAGCGAAAAAGATGTAAGAAATGTGCCTACTGTTCACGGATTACCCTCAGGCGATTTGGATTGTAACCTTCATTGATAAGAGATTCAATACGCTCAGTTGCTTGCGGCTTTGTCAGTTTAGATGCAATAGGAGTCCATCCAACGGTGCAAAATTCTTCAATTGTGTAAAGATCTTCTGTCATACTGCAAGTGCTCCAGAGGGAATTTCAACAATTTTGGGAAGTTCGAGACCAAGTGGATTGATTTCATAGCAAACCCACTTACCATTACGGAAGAGATAGTGATACTCTTCGGCATTGATGGAAAGCAGATACTCACAAAGGTCAGCATCAAGACGCGGAGGACAATCTTCACCACGCTGAGAATAATACTCAGGTCCATAAACACCCTTAACTGCACTATCATCCCAGCGAGAATCAGTCCAGCAAGAACTCATATCGCCACCATCAATCAGTTCTTCAGCAAGAGAACGTGCATTGTAATGAGTCTTCAGGATGCGACCCAACCACTCAGGATAACCGTCCCAGTGGTGATAGACAGACAGAATAGAACCATCTTTGAGTTCAAGACCGATGCGAGCACGAGTTGCCATTGGGGCGTCTGTCGATTACTCATATATTATAAGGGGTCCCCAGTGCCCTGAGATCCCCCCGTGTGCCAGTTTGAGAACTGTCTCAGCAACTATACATAAGTGCTCCGAGCCCAGCACCAAATAAAGTCCAACCGCTAGTATTTTTATAAGAGTTAGACCAACTTCCAGATGAACTGTTTCGGTTATATTTACGATTCCAACTGCCACTATTTTGCCATCCAGAACCACCAGATAGAGCACTTGCAAGACCAGCACCCATAGCTGCACCAGCGGCAGGATTACAAATCCTACGATTATAAGTTGGTTGTTGATATGTTACAGGACCTCCAGAACCACAAGAGGTAGTATAACTAACACGATTTACATAACCAGGAATATAATTTCCATACTGGTCATAATAACCAGGAACGTAATTTTCTTGATATGTCTTACAAACTTGATAGTAATTTGTTTGCTGTGCAACTGCTGAAGTAGGAACAAGAATTCCTGCAGCAATTATAGCGGTGATGACTGCTTTCATTTTGTGTGAGACTATTTTTATAATATAGCAAAAAGGAGAAATCTGTGCAACTTCTCCTGTGCCACTTATTTAACTGGAGTAGGATCTCCTTTACCTTCAAGAGATCTTACCATAAGATCAGTAAACCTTTCCATCTTTTCAAAATGAACTGATGCTGGATCATATTTAATTGCTTCTTTGAGGGCAATCAGTTCATCCCATTCTTCTTGTGTTAGATTAGGACCGCCTGATCTTGCTTGTGTCATAGATTTCTCATTGAATATAAGTTAATTATACCACTATGTATACCTATGTGATGGTTCCTTAACATTGTTTTCGGAGTGTTGTTACAGTTCTTTATGAATTAAAAAATGTATCAAATCCACCAGAATCACCGTGAATACGATTCTCAAGTTTATCCATTAAACTATCGAGACTTTGAAGTGCTTCGATCTCTTGAATGACTTTAGAAATTGTTGTGCAAACTACTGGTCGTTCTTGACGAGCTGCGAATGCCAAAGCATTTCTTAGACTTTGTTCTGCTTCCTTTAGACTTTCTTCTACAGATTTACTTAGAGCCATTTACTTTCCTCATTTCAAAACTACCATCATTGCGATCAATCCATTCTACAGTATCACCCTCTTTAAGTCCGGCAATTTGAAGTAAATCATCAGGCAACTCAATATAACAATCTCCAGTCAATCCATCAACTTGAGTAGAAAGTTGCCACTTTACAACTTTGTCATTGTTAACTCTCAAATATTCTTCGTGACTTGATTCCCAAAAGTCACTCCAAGCATCTTGGCATTCGGGTGAAGAATTATTCGCATCACAACTCAAGATTTTATTTAAATAATCATCATACTTGTTATTGTCAACACCACTATTCAAAAGTCCAAGAAGTTCATTTGCACGACTTGCTTGATCTTTATGATAATAATAACTTTCTTTTACCACACCAACAATTACATCATAAATCTCCTGCGGTGTTGCTCCACTCGCAGACATTGCATCGTTTAGCCAATTCTCAAGATTTTCAAGCGAATATTTTTTGTAGTCCATTGATGTTGATGAATTTTTTTTTAATTTTACCAATGAAATTTCAATTAGTCAATAGTTTTATTGATATGATTCTCTATTACAAGCATATCAACACGAGCATCTAAAGAGTTTTCGAGACGATAAAGTTCATTAGTTAATGAAATATTTTCATCCTCAAGTTTAAGTATTCTTTCTTCAAGTTCTTCAATTTTTTCAGCAACAGATTTAGTCACCCAGTTATCATCAAAGCAAGTAATTGTAGAACTAAAGTTAAAGATACTATCCAACCATTTTTTCATCCATAATCTCCCTAAAATATCTTTGATACGCCATAAATCTTTGAAGTGATGGTTTAACCTCAAGGCTTTCACAGCACCTTATGTATGAGATAAATTCATACCGAGGTGCTGTAGGATCAGTGTCACTCATTCAGATTTTCTTCCTCCGCAGTCATTGCTTCAATCTCTTCATCAAGATACTGTTCAGCATCAGGATTCTCACATCGTGCAAGTTTTGCTTTCAGGTCACGAACTTGCTTTTCCAGTTCATAATTCTTATTCTCCAGAGGAATGACTTTGCTTCTATATTCTTCTGCAAGAAACAAGTCATACTCATCAGCAACTTTCTTCATATCCTCAAAACTACGCATATCATTAAATGCAAGAGCACAAGCACCTTTCATAATACCTTGCTCACAATGTCCCATCGTGCGAGCAATCGTTCCAAAGAAGCGGAACAATTGAATACTGTTGAGGTCTTCAGTAGGAATTTCAAAGGTATAATGCTCTTCCGGAAGTGTCTCATCATCATAAACACCATACCCATTAGAGGTCCATTCGGTGTCAAAAGAAACTTTGAGTCGTGCTTTGTAGGTCATTGGTATGAATTTATATGTACCTACTATAAAACCTCCTGACTACAAAGTCAAGAGGTAGTGGACAGTTTACTTTTTGTCTTTTAGTTCTTTCATCAGTTCTTCTGCCATCCTCATAGATTTTCTTTTCATTCGATATGCTACGATTGGATTTGCAGGATTATTTTTTAACCACCAATAAAAAATTGCCCACTTGATCTGCAACTGTTTACCAAGAATTATAATGTACTTGGCGAAACTTTGATCAGTAACAATAAAATATGCAAGAATACAAAATATAGTCAGATATGTATAATATGAGGTCATTGAATAGGCCTCTTAGTGTATAGGTATTCTATAAGATCAAGTTTGATCTCATCAAGTTCTTTTTCACATCCAAGATGTTTTGCCAATTCTCTAATGTCGCTGTGATGTTTTTGGAGATCTTCCAGCATTAAATCGATTGCTGATCTATATACACTCATTTCTTTTTCTCCTGAACAACAATTACTGGACATCTAGGGATAACATTGCGAATTTCTTGTACGATTTCGGTTTTTTGAACCTCAGTCAGTCCAATAACCCTATGTATTTTGTTTATTATCGCAAAGGCTTGCGAACAAGAAATCACGGTTGAAAGTAAAACAACCATAACTTTCCTTTATTCTATTACTATTTAATACAGTTTATAAAATTTTAATAATTAGTCCCAACTTACATTTTGTACTAGGAATCCAGGCATTACATATGTCCAGACACCAAGTTCCTGAACACCACCAACTTTATAATCCCACTTATATTCAAATTGATTATGACTATCCCAAGTCATATAACCTTTCTCTTTATCAAATCGTCCTTTGATTGTTAGTCGATGTTTATTGGAATAAATGTTACGAGTTCGAAGTGCTCCACCTTTTTCACGGGTTTCAACTACTACACAAGTATCAGGATAAGTTTGAATACCTTGCTCTAGAATACAAGGAGTTTCATAACGAAATGGACGATATGTTTTAACTTCCTGTGCAAATACAGGAGAAGAGAACAAAAGTGCAGTAAGAAGAATCAGTTTTTTCATTTTACAATACTCCAATGTTCGTTACCAGTTTTTTGAACCCAAAAGCAATACTGCCTATTCAGAGAAACAAGAAACATCATATCGTCAATTTCTTGCTCTACAAGGCAAGCGTGAAATGAATTCATAATGTTCACAAAGCGATTCTTTGCCTTAGAACTCTTAGGAATTACATTTACAAATTTTTGTTTGGTTTTAATCATTGTGATTTGATTGAAACTGTATTATAAGTGATAAAGGGGTCAATTGACAAACACTGTACCAGTTTGAGGACTGGATCTATGTATTTTAATAAACTTCTGTGCTTGATTTACGGTGCTCACATCAGTCAATTGTTCTCCGTTGTAGATAATAACCAACCGTTTCCCCCAGGGTACAGCAGCGTATCCATCTTTGGTTTCAAATCCTTCTTTCATACTAGGAATTTCTCCTCATAATTCAATAGTTCTTGTGGTACGTCCAGTATATTAGACTGGACTTCTTCTGCAAGGTTCCAACGTGTTTTACCTTCAGGTCTCTGATACAATTTGATTCCCAAATAATTGTACTTCAAATTAGTGGGAACTTTGACCTGATAAGTGTTACCATCATTGGAAGTTAGTGCCGAAAGAGCTTCATTTTCCTCCTGAGTGACCACGATGGTGCGGGTGGAGTACCAGTAGACCCTCTGGAATGCCTCAAGCGAAGAAAGATGGGTTTCTGGGTTGTCCAGTATCATTCTGCAGATAAATTGGGGTGATAAGCAGTGATCTAAGACCGTTTTCCCCCTTTTTTCTTTGTTTTTAAGTGCATTCTCCGTGATAAACCCCGTTGGATTCGGGTTCCCCGCGTCAAAAACGCCAAAATAGTAGATGCGGGTGATGGGTCGGGCGAACTCGGGTTTCCCCCAGTTCCCCAGGTTGCAGCGGAGACCGTGATAGGCAGTCTCACAGTAGGGTTTCCAATCTTTCATTGCCACTTAGGTCCCTCAAACCAGCAGGTTAGACTATGGCGAACACCAGAGGTAACTGGATTCACCTGATGATACTTGAACGACGGAAAGCAGATAACAGTTCCCTGAGAACGTAGAGCGTTCTGATCAGGAATCACATCACAGTCAAAGAGTTCCAACTCTCCTCCAGTGTATTGGGTGGGATCTGTCAATTGTAGCACACACGTCAGTTTACGATGGTAGGGCGTTGGATTGACCCAGAATACATCTTGATGCTTACTGTACTTACCTTTATATTCGGAGTTGTACTCTGCAAGTTGCATCAGTTTGAGAACCTTAAGGTCAAATCCAAACCAGTAATCATTGGCCTTCTTCGCAATTTTCCACATTTCAGCGAATACATCTTGAAATTGTTCGACCTCCAACCATTTAACTTTGCTTTTTCTGATCTTTTCGTTTGCAGGAATGCCATCTACTCCCAGAGCACCGTCACTCAGGGGTAGATTTTTAGACCTTTCTAGAATAATCTGACAATCAGATGCACTGAAGTGATTCTCAAAGCAACACCATTCACCCCTCATAATCACCTCCGAATGGTAGAAACAGCAACATCGCCCTGCTCAAAGATAATGTCCACAACATTCTGGATCTTCTTTGCAGCGTTGGCAGTAGACTTGGAGAACACAGGGCAGATCACCAGACCATAAGATTTGGTGTATTCCTGCAGGTTACCAGCAGCAATCTGACCGTTACTAATACCAGCAGCATCATCAGGATGCAGACGAAGAGTACGGCCAACAGTCTGACCGATACCAACAATGTCCATATCGCGCATAAAGACCACTGCCTCCAGTGCAGCGATGTTGATACCCTCAGCAAGAATGCTGTGATGAAGAACCACAAACTTCTTGTCAGGATTGCGACCCCAGGCATTCAGAGTGTCAAAGAACACCTCACGGTTCACTTTGTTACCGTCGATGAATGCACCGTGCTTAGAAGTAATGTGCATCACAGAATAACCTTGCAGAGCAAGAACGTGAGCAAAGTCAGTCTCAGACAGCAGATTGATGATGTGCTTGGTTGCCTTGGCACAAATCAGAATCTTGTTGACAGGATTCTCCTCCAGAACTTCCAGAAGATTGTCACGGTCACGCTGAGCGATGTTGTCACCTTTCTGAACCATCTGCAGTTGCTTAGCAACAACCTTAGGAGGAATGATGTAACCACCATTCACAAGTTCAGGAGCAGGAACTTTGGCAATGATCTGACCATAGACTTCGGTCAGATTCATACCAGGCTTGGAGATGGTGGCAGAATACTTAGGAGTTGCAGTGAAGAAGTAGCAACGCTTTGCTTCCTGACTGAAATACTCAACAGCAGGAAAGAAGTGGCGTTGAACGCTGTTGTGTGCCTCATCGAAGTAAATCGTATCTACATCAATTCCTGCCTTGGCAAGTTGACCAAGAGAGTTGTAAGTGGTGAAGATCAGTTTGTGTTTGGGAGCATCAGGATTGAATGCACAAGTCACAATTTGATTCCAGTGCTGAATCTCAGAGGGTTTCGTGGTGCTGAAGTGATGAGTCTCACCACTGTGAACGTGCAGAACAGCAACGTTAGTGATAAACTCAAGGTACTCAGAAGACAGCTGCTCAGCAAGCAGAATGCGAGGAGCAACAACTACAACAGTCTTAGGAGTTTCAGATTGAAACACACGCATTGCATCAAAGATACCCACATTGGTCTTACCACCACCAGTGGGAAACACACAGATACCTTTCAGATACTTAGCAAGAGCGTCAAGTGCTTTTTGTTGGTGAGGACGCAGTTGGAACACAGGTCTCATCAGTTGAATATGGGAATATTATAACGGAAAAAGGACCCCCGCAGGAGTCCAGTGTGACAGTTTAGAAACTGGTTCAGAAAGAATCGCAGCGAGCGACAATTTGACCTTTGATTTCCTTTTCAGGAGTCAGATTACCTTTTTTACGATTAGAATTGCAAAGATTAGTGATTGCATTCACAAAGTCCTTGTTTTTGGAAGTAAAGAAAGCTTCCTCAACAATTCCTTCACAAGTCATATAATTGTTGACACGATTGCATACTTGAAGAACTTGAAGCCAAGCACCCTTAGTATCTTTAGTGCTGCCAATCACCATAGACTGTTTACGAACCTTGTTCTTGAAGTAACCTACGATAAAGTCACAAGTATCAAAGGTTTTACCAGTCTTTTCCTCATAGATAGGTACAACGACCTTATCAAAGTTGTAAAGTGCCTTGATCAGGTATGCAGAGATTTCTTTAGAATCAGACTCTTTATCCCAATTGATTTCTTCGGAAAGAGTTTTTACAATCTTCGTAAGAACATTCGGACGATCGTCGTTGTTTGCCCATCCTACAAGGCGTTCGATCTCACGAACCTTCGTGATGCAGCATTTTGCACCAGAAACAAGAGGAAATTCGTGCGAAACGGGTTGCCAAGTAAGATAAGGAATACTCAGATAGAAAGCACGAGTATTCAGAGCACTTTGCTCACCAAGTTGACAACGGTGCTCCAACTTTTCCCAATCTTTGGTAGTGTTAATCGACTTAACTTCCCGATAGAAAATATTAGAAGCTTCCAGTTCACGAGTTTTTTTAGGAACGTTCGAGTTAAAAGCAACCACACGACCTCTAATAGTCATAGTAAGGTCAGTTGAAGCGGCAATAGCCAATGCCTGCATCGTAGTGTGCTGCTTTTTGGTTACTTGAAACTTACCAGTTCTTTCGTCAAAGATAAAAACAGGAGTTTCGGATTCTTGAAAATTAACTTTAAACTTATAGTTTTTGAAGTTTTCTTCACAAAAATCAGGTTGAATCAAACGAATCTGTCCCTGTGCATACTCAATAAGGTTGGCAGGAACTGCAACAGAGAAAGTTTTCTTTTCTTCAGTCTGTTCTTTTTGTTTCTGAACAAAATCTTCTACAGAAAGAGCACATTCTCCTTCGGGATAGATTACTGCAACTTGGTCTTTATTATCTTCGACCATTTTAAAAAGTTTAGAAAATTTAGGATCTTCAAGAAGTTTGAGACCAGAAACTTTCTGAGAATAAGAACCGACTTGATTGTCGGCAAAAGAAACGGTAGTCATAATGACAAAATGAAAGTAAGGTAAACACGCTTTAAGGCAGCGGAACCGTCAGATTGGTTGGTTTCCCTCCCTCACCGACTCAAGTAATATAAGACATCTGAGTGGGAATGTCAACCTGTATGTGCCACTTGTTCATCCGTCACATTACTTCCAAGAACTCGTACAATCAAATCCAATGATCTTTGTTGTGGTCTCTGTCCCCATCCATACCATTTACCTTTCTTTCCATTATGATAAGGTGGAATTTTACCGACTGAATAGTATTGTTCAGCAGTTAAATCATAAATTTTCTTACCATCTTGTAACCACCAATGATACTCATTACGATAATCAGTTCCAACCATTGGAACTAATAAATCAGTATCCATCAAGTAGAACAATGCTTGTGTAGATGGATAGCAATATCCATACATTGGATTTGTTTTATTTTCTGGACGATACCTAGGTGTCAAAAGATCTGGTGTGAGATTGCGTTTAATCAACCCCATCACCAGACTTAGGTTGTTTTCAGAGTATCGATAAGGTTCAAAGGATAATCTACGAGTCTCTATAATATCCTTTCTATTGTATCGATGACGTTCAACAGTTTTCATAAGATTCTTAAAGAAATATTTAGCCAACTTGTCTTCAAACCCAACAAAGGTATTCTAGAGGGATTGTTGGGTATCTGTCAAGTAGTTTAGATATTCCTCGTAGAGCACTTTTTCCATTATGAAAGATTGTTGTTCCCACGGTTGATCAGAATAGTCCAGATGAGAATGATCAATACCCCTCCAATGTCTCTTACCATACTTATCTCGAAGAGCACCCTTAACGTGCTGATTAATGTGCCACAACTCGTGAAGTAATACAATTGTATAGTGTTCTAGTGACAATCGATTATGCATCTCGATCTCAAATGCCCGAGGTCTATGGTCACAATCAGTCACACCAACCCATCCATAAACTCCATCACGCAACATTCCGCGATGATTGACAGAGACTTCCAATTTGTAACGCGGAAGTTCTTTTTGAATAAACCAATTTACAATTTTTTCACAGCGTTTCTTGCTGTAATTGTATCCACTAGTGTATAATGAAAGCATCAGAATACAAAGTTCAAAAGAGCTGCAGAAACTTTTGTTGTCCAGTGAATGAACCACACAAAGGAACCAACAAAAATCAGACGATCTAGACTTGAATACTTCATAGGTGTCTGTGGTTGCTCAGACACTATAAGACCCCTCACAGGCGATTCTGGAGGGGTCTAGGACAGTTTTTAGACTGTCATATCGATTTTGTTTTCGTCGTAAACAAAGATACCATCATGAGGTAAATCAATATACCTGCGGTCATTGAAGTAAATTCTTTTTCCGGCAAATTGAACTCTTGCTTTTCTTGGTCCAAGAATTGAAATCAAATCCTGAATAATTTCTTCGTTTGCCTTATGAGCAATTTGATGAACAATCATGAAATGATACTTGTCAAAAAATTCTACAGCTCCATCTTCTCCTGCTGGTGGGCATGGATGCTCCACAGAACAATAGCATCCTAGTTCATTATGCATTTCTAGACAGCAAGTATATGGTTTTGAAAATAGTTTACGTAGTAGTTTCTTCATCGATATCTCTCACAATTAATACTTGATTTACTTCATCCCATTCAAAAGTTTGTGTTATTGGACCTGGTTCTGGAATTGAATATTTATTCCATGTTTGAGTTTCTTCATTCCATAAGAAATAGAATCCTTCTTCAACTGGAATAGGAATGGGTGGTTCCCATCTTAGGGATTGTTCATTTAACACCCATGAAGGATTAGTTTCTGGTTTTGGTGATATAAATGCATCTCTAGTTCTATCATAAGTATCTCCAATACAAGCAAACTTGCTTCTAAAATTATTATTATAAGAAGTTTGAACCCATTCAGTATCATACCCAAAAAGTTCTTTCAAAAATGCAATACCAAGAACTTCATTCTCTTGTCCATTTTCATCAATTAGTTCGTCGTCAGATACTGCAACTAATCTTTCAACTATATTATTGTTGATTATCTTTGCGAAATTTGCCATTGTTTTTATGGGTATAAGTAACGAATACCAACTCTTCCTCTACCACCAGAACCTCCATCCATAGTAGTAAATCCACCCTGTCCTGGGTTGTTTGCTCCACCACCACCAGCACCGCCAGTATTTATTGTACCATTACCGGCAAGAGTTCTTGTGACTGGAACGCCTGGAAATGCAAACGAATATCTTCCTCCAGGACCACCACCACCAGGACCACCACCACCAGGCCCATAAGTTCCCGGTGGGTATGGGAAGTACACCATTGAACCTCCACCACCACCGCCAGAATAAGTTCCTCCACCGACAGTCCATCCTACTGGTGAGCCAGGTCCTCCATTACCAGCAGTAGTTCCTGCAGCACCTCCAGTAGATCCAGAACCTCCGCCACCTCCACCACTTCTTACATTTGGGTTTGGAACTGATTGAGCTCCACCAGCGTTTCCTTGTCCAGGAGTTCCGGAACCTACACTACCACCAGGGGAAAATCCACCACCACCAGAACCACCAGGAGAACCACCAGCACCCCCACCAGTTGATGTAATTGTAGAGAATATTGATGGACTTCCATTTCCACTAGAACCACCACCAGGTCCTACTGTAATTGGATAGTTTGTTGCTGTGATTGGGAATCCAGTTCCAGTTCTAAATCCACCAGCACCTCCACCACCACCTGCAGCAACACCAGGAGCAGCTGCTCCACCACCACCGCCTGCAACCACAAAATACTCAACTGTATTACGAGTTGGTGGTGCTGAACTAACACTGAAAGTATCTGTTGTATCAAAAATATGATATCTATAGCCATCACCAGGAGTAGATGTTGTACCTCCTGTTGCAGTTAATCCAGCACTTTTACCTCTCAAATCATTCATTGAGATTGTCGTTGCTGGTGTTGAAAAAGGAGAACCTGCTAAGTTTCTTACTCCACTATCATTTAATGAAATAGTGGATGTTGAAGGATTACTAAGTTCAGTGTTTACCTGGCTCATTGAAATTGAAGCAGGTGCTGATGGTAAAACCATATGTTATTTCTCCTTCTTGTTCCAGGGAAAATCTTCTTCTTTGACCAACACTCGGTTCACTCTTGATTTATTAATTTCAATCTCGATTTGATTATTTATTTGCTCTTCATTTACTACAGATTTAATCCAATTAATTATGTCCTGCTTTTTTAGATCAGAATATGGAATAAAAGAATTTGGTTTAAGTTGTTCTTCGGTAAATTCTGTTTTTCTTTTTACCGAGCCTTTATGATAGTCTATTGAATCAACACCAATTTTTTCCCAGAGAACTTCAACAACTACGTCATCAATTGAATTTCTAGTTTCTTTTGTTAAAGAATGTATTCTCCAAGTATATTTCATAATGTTTTTAGGTATTTATGTTTTTTAATGAAATATATAATATTTTTTAAGAACCAATAAGAACAAATAGTCCCGAAGTACCGGGATTTCCAGAAGTTCCTCTGTATGGCGATGTAGGATTTCCTGCAGTTGTTCCGGTTCCACCAGTTGTCGAGCCTCCAGTAACACTTGGATGAATATATCCAGAACCTCCACCGCCGGCACGTCCAGATTGACCTGCAGTACCATTTCCCCCCTTGTTGCCGCCGCCACCACCATTAAATCCTCCTCCTCCGCCGCCTCCAGAACCTTGATTAATACCTCTAGTTACACCAGTTCCTCCGGTAAACGAACCTGGTATTGATTGTCCACCCCCACCACCACCACTTCCAGGCGCAGATTGTCCCGAAGTTCCTCCTCCAGCACCGCCGATATGTGTTGGTGGTTGGTTACCGGCATCAGTTCCGTTTCCACCCCCACCACCACCTGCCATTATTCTTGCATTTGGTTGTGAAATTGAAGATACAAATAATCCCGTATATCCACCACCAGCACCACCAAAGGCATCTGGACCTCCACCGGGACCACCAGAACCAAATGGTGATGCAAATTGAGTTTGTGCAGCACTTCCTCCAACAACAAATACATAATTTGTTCCTGGAGATAAAGTTAAAGTTCCTGAAGATGATCCTCCAGCTCCACCACCACCAGACACATTATCATTACCTCTAGATCCACCAGCTCCCCACATAATAAATGGGGCACTAAATGGAGCATTAACTGTCATAACGTATTGCCCAGCAGTGCTGACACTAAATCCACTAGATTTAGGTACAGTAGTTACATTTCCTTGGTTTGCTGTTGGATAGTACGATATTTGTACAGCACTCTTACCTCTCAAGTTATCCATTGAGATAGTACCACTAGGAACACCCGCCAGTGCTCTTACGTTTGCTTGATTAAGCGAGATAGTAGTTGCTGATGGACTGATGCCAAGTTCTGTATTGACTTGGCTCATTGAAATAGTACCTGTTGGAAGTACCATCTATTATTCCTCCACTACATTCCAAGGAAACTCGCCATCATTTATTTGAATCCAATTAGACTTTGCTTTCTCTATTTCTGCTTCAATACCTTGATTTACTGAATCTTCATTAATAAAATCTTTCACCCAATTAATCAGAATTTCTTCCGTTAATTGCTCATAAGGTACAAAAGAGCTCTCATCAATATCTTCGATATTAAAGTTTGCTGCTGCCTTTACGGAACCAGTATAACCATCCTCATCAATACCAAATTTTTCCCATACAACCGTGAATACTACACTATCAATAGTATTTATAGTTCTCTTTGTAAGCGAATGTATTTTCCAAGTATAGTTTATCATTTTTTCAAGTTATTAATTTCTTCTTTAAGTGTATTTATTTGCTCTTGCTGCTCTTTGATTGCTTCAACAAGAAGTGGAACTAATCTTTCATATTGAATGGTTAAATAATTTTCTCCTGATTTTGATGTTTTCTTTTCATCTGTAAAATCAATATCAAATGGTGCTGGTGCAACTGCTTGAGGAAGAACTTCTTGAACTTCTTGTGCAATCAAACCAATGTCATTTGTTTCGTGTTTTGGAGTGAATCCTAGTTCTTTTGATTTCTCATTCCAATCAAAAGTATATCCATTCAGTTTCTGTATTTTATCTAATGGAGTTTCAATATGTTTGAAGTTTTCTTTTAATCTACGGTCTGATGAATATGCAGTGATGTTTGATGTTGCTGTAATTGCACCAGTAACATTAGTATCAATTTGTGGATTAAAAGATGCTCCAGAAGGAGAATAATACCAAACACCTCTCCCATTGGTGCCATCATACATACCTTGATTTCCGCCAGCAGCAACTGTTTGTCCATAAAAATAGACATTAGTTGTTCCATTATTAAAAATTATAACTCTTTCTGCTGCTGTTGTGTTGAATGATAAATTTGCAGTAAAAGTTTGAGCAGCACTCCAAGTATTAGAACCATTCATAAGAGGAATAGTTGCGCCTGATGTTCCCACATTATACCCATCAAGCAAGTCAGCATTTAAGTTGCTTACTACAGTCGTTGAAGAAACTGTAAGTGGTGCAGTTCCTGTTGCTACTGTAGAAATTAATTGTGATGATGCTCTTATGGAACCTGATACATCTAGTTTTTGTCCTGGATTTGTTAATCCAACTCCAAGATTACCAGAAACATAAGCACCACCAGTTACTTGAAGTGGTTGTGATGCTGTTCCTGTAGCACTTGTAGAACCGACTAAGAGATTGCCACCAGTAACTTGAACACCAGAACGAGCTGTTACAATACCAATAGAATCAACATTGGTTACGTCTTCATAAGTTAAGGTTCCTGCAATAGAAACATTTCCAGTAAATGTTGCTGCAGTACCAGTAATATTTCCATTAAATGTTGTTGCAGATATAACACCAGTAGAAGGATTGAACGATAACTTAGTAGTCGAAACTTTCGATGCTGTAATTGTTCCTGAAGTTTGTGCAGTTAATACTGGATACAAAGTTTGATTAGTGCTTGTGTCATCAACAACTGTAGAACCTGCTCCAGTTAATCCAGAGCCATCACCAACAAAACTTGTTGCAGTGATAACACCAGTTGCAACAATACCATTAGTTATGGTAAGTCCAGTGCCAACATTAATTTTATTGTTGATACCATCAATCGTAACTGATGAAGAACCAACAGTTAGAATACCAGTAACTCTTGCGTCACCATTAACAATAAGAGCAGTAGAGCCAACTCCAACCTGAACATAATTCCCAAGAGTGGTAATACCAGTGACTTTTAGATTTCCATTAATTACCAAGTCATCTGTAGATAGACTAACAGCCTTATATCCAACAACTTCTACAACATCTCCATTTTGTGCAGCACTTGTAAGACCAACTGTTGTACCGTTAGTTGCAGTATAGTCATCACCAGAAACTAGACGAGCACCATTTAAATAAACATCAACATATCCAATTGTATATCCATTGGTTAATGTAAAGTTTGTTTGAACTCCAGTGACATTATAAGATTGTGCATTTCTCGATAGTGGAGCAGTATTCAGTGCTGTAATGAAGTAATCAGTTTCAGTATTTGGAGCACTTGCAAATCTAATCGTTGAAGAACTAACTGTATATGCAGTTGTGGGTTCTTGAATAACACCACCAAGAGAAACTAAAAGTTGTTGTTCATTCAGTGGGAAGTAATTATTACCATTGTACTGCATCGTAAATGCAGTTGTAATTCCATTAAATGATGGAGTCAGAGTAATAATATAATTATCCGCTGATGTTAGAGCAGAAACTCCAGCACCTGCACCACCCGTTGATATAATTGTTACATTACCTGTGGATTGGTCAATTGAAATACCAGAACCAGCAGTAATGGAAGTAACAATACCTGTCAGATTAGTCCCAGAACCAGAGAATGAGGTTGCCGTGACAATACCAGAAACTTTTACGTTACCAGTAACATCTAGTTTTGATGTTGGATTTGTAGTTCCAATGCCAACATTAGAGAGTGTATGAATACCAGCAGAATTTTGTACAAAAAATCCTTCACCACTTCCACCACCACCAGTTGCAGTGATGGTTACATTACCTGTAGATTGGTTGATTGAAATACCAGTTCCGGCAGTTAATGAAGTTACAATGCCTGTTAATTGGGAACCAGATCCAGAGAATGAAGATGCTGTGACGACACCAGAAACATTAGCACCAGATGAAGTGATAATGCCACTAAAATTACCTGATGTTGCAGTGAGCACACCAACAGAAATACCATTTGTGGTGCTATTGCCTCTACCTGTTACTGAGTTTAAAGTATCAGTTTCTGAATATGATGTTAAATATGTGCTTGTATCAACTGAACCATCAGCCTTTAAAAACTGACTTGAAGTTCCACCAGATTTAACAAAAGAAGTAGCCGTGACAACACCAACAACTATATTAGGTGTTCCTGTTAATCCTTGTGCAACAGTTGCAATACCAGCAGTTGATGCAAAACTTACATTAATATCATAAGTTCCAGATAATCTTGCAGAATTAATGGTCCCTGTAGTGATATTTGCAGCATCTGCAAGATTAGTCGCAGTGGTTGCAGTTCCTGTAACGTTACCAGTGAGAGCACCAACAAATGTAGTTGCAGTAACAACACCTGTTGCATTAATTCCACTACGAGCAGTGATTTGGTAGGGAGTGTCAATAAAATTAGCAGCGTTGGATACTGCATTACCCATACCAGCATGATTAGAGCACTGATAATGTAGAACAATCGGTGTGGTATCTACAATAGTGATTTCAGTATATGCACCAGCACTACCAGCAGTTCCGTTTGTTGTTACATTAGTAGTGTATTGAGTTGTTCTATTTGCTTCCAGGTAAAAACGAAGTGGATGAGAACTATTACTACCGTCTGCTTGATCAAAGCGATAGGTTTTTCCTGGAAGTAATGTTATAAAGGGAGATTCTGCCCCGTCAATAAAGTATCCTTGAGAAGATCCAGATCCAAAGTAACGATGATTCGCTGTTTTATTTGCGACTGTGACCGTAAAAGTTTTTGTAGCAGAACTTGCCGTTCCTAAAAGTGTTTGATATCCATTAAAACTAGATGCAGTTACAACTCCACTAAAATGTCCATCACCGACAACAGAAAGTTTTGATGTTGGAATTGTGGAACCAACACCTACATTTCCAGCAGTAAAGTTAATATCATAAGAATCCGTTCCCGTCCCTACGTTCCAAGGGTTAACGGTAAAAACTGTAGTTCCTATACCAACGTTTTTAGAGGCAAATACCTTTCCGTCATATGTGTTTAAAGCTATTTCCCCAAGAGGAACTTGCGTCTCATTGGGAATTTTGCCAGGTACAGATGACCTTTTAAACCGTACTTTTGGATCAGACATTCAACCTCATCTTTGGTATATACCGTAGAACTCTTATATAAGAGTTTTTATTATTTATTGGAAATCTTCTTCAGGTTTTTCAGGTCTTTTAGATTTTGTCTTTAATTTTTCCAATTCATCACTTAAAGATTTTACAGTTGAACTTAATTTTTCAACCTGTGTTTCTAGTACAATATTTGTATTGTATAGTTCAAATGCTTTCTGTTGATATTTTGCAAGAACAGATTTCAAATCGTCTTCAGACATAAAAAAAGGAGGAGATAACTCCTCCTATTTAGAAATTAATACGAAACTTAGAAGGTTCCTGCGTCAATCGTGATATTTTCCAAGAATCTCTCAGTTCCTGTGCAGGAAATTACTTGTGAAGTTCCAGCACAATCAGTTACCCAAAGAGAACTGATTTCAATTGGTGCATATGTAGTGAATGTAATTTGTGGAGTATTATTGTCATTTCCATCACCAGCAGTGACTTCTGAACCAAACTTAAATCTACCATCTGCGTGTTCCCAGACAACACCAGATTTCTTAGCACCTGATGAGTTATAGTTGAAGATAACTCCAAGGTCCCAAGTAGTTGAAGAGCCAGGAGCACTTCCATTTACAACACCAAGTTCAATAGTACGATCTTCGACTGTGAGTGAAGCAGTGTTAACCTGTGTTGTGGAACCGTTAACATAAAGATTTCCACCAACAGTAAGGTCAGAACTTGTAATGACATTGGATGCAAAAGTGGAAACGCCAGTTACGTTAACACCACCTGCACCAACAGTGAGTCCATTTGCACCAAAAGTTAGGTTTGCGCTATCTTGAAGAGAACCAGAAGTTCCTGCAAGAACAACTCTACCTGAAGTTAGGTCTGAAACTGTTGCAGATGATAATGTCGTTTCACCACCACTAATATCTGCACCACCATTACCATCTATTAATCCAGAAACTGTAGCGATACCACTAGCACTGATGTGTCTTGTAGTTACATCAACACCAATAGAAGCACCACCAGTTACTTGAAGTCCACCAACATAAAGATTATTATCAATATAAACATTAGAAGTGGTAAAGGTAGTTACGCCGACAACCGTAATTAAATCTCCACCACTATCTCCAAGATTTACATTTCCAGCAAGAGTGCTGATACCACTGACTAAAACATCACCAGTGAATTCTGCGTGTTGTGTAGTAAGTTTATTAGCACCGGGATTGTAGTAAATACCATCATCAGTATAGACAGTCTCATTGGTTGCAGAGCCATTGTGACTATCAACAAAGGTTATATAATAGTTTGCTGCATTATTACTTGCAGTAACAGTCTTAACTTGGTCGGCAGAAGATACGTTACCAACTAATGAACCATAGAAAGTTGATGCACTGACAGAAGTATCACCAACAGTTACACCAGTTCCGACAGCAAGGCGAACTCCATTCGCCATTGTTGTGGTTCCGATTGCAACGCCATAGTTGAAACCAAATGCATCAGTCCCAAATCCAAGAGTTCCACTCTTGAACCACATTAATTGCTTATAAGTGCTTGGAAGTGTATTGATTCCAGAAGCATTAAAGTCTGCTAATGGAGTCCCTTCGGTAGATGCAATTGCAACACCACCGTGATTTGCAGTGGTATCATTTGGAGTAATCGATGTAGTATATCCAAGAACAATATCTTTGTTCTCAATGAAAACATCAGAACCACGTAAAGTAACAGTGGTTCCACCAAGAGAAATATTTCCAGTTACATCCAGGTCACCGATGATATCAACGTGGTCATTGATTACAGTAGTTCCTGCAGCAGAATCTAGATAAAGACTTCCTGTTGTGGTATCAACAACTCCATTTCCACCAATTCCAAGTCTTACATCATCAGCAACTAAACCAGTTGCAAATGTACCAACTCCAGAGAATGCTGCGTGTCTCCATCTCTTTGGAGTTGAGTTGGCACCAATATCATAAGTATTATCGGCGTTTGGAATTAAGTTTGAAACAAACTCGCCAGCGACGTTGATATCATCAGTATCACTATCACCAAGATTGATAGTACCACCCTTAAATGTTGCAACACCAACAAACTCAGAGTATCCCTGAACGTTTAAGTTTCCTCCAACTGTTACGTTCTTATTGACTCCTAAACCACCATCAATCTGAACCGCACCTGTGTTAGCATCTCCTAAGGTGTTATCAGTTGTATTGCTAAATGTGGTAATACCAGAAAAGTCTGCGTTAGTATTTACATCTAGATAAGAACCACCAATTGTGGTAATTCCAGAGAATACTGCGTTTAGGGAACCACTAGACCAAGAAAGATTACCACTACCGTCGTTAGTCAGGACAGTTTGACTACTACCTTGTGTACCTGGCAGAACATAAGTTACGTTTCCTGCAAGAGTATCAGGTGACTTAAGTGCTACGTAGTTTGAACCGTCTTTATCAACTAACTTAAAGCGAAGGGAAGTTGTTCCATCTTCTCTTAACCAATAACGATGAGAACCAAAGAATTTATTACCAGAAACTGAGGTATCAAAACCTACAAACAAGTCAAAATTATTTAAAGAAAATCCAGGTTCCCCTGGACGTAATGCTGGTATAGTTCCTCCTACACCTGCGTTACCTCTTTTAAACTGCAGTACTGGAGCAGCCATTCCCTTTCTCCACTAGTTTTTCCCTTAGTATTATTTAGAAAACTTAAAAACTGCCTGCATCAAGATCAATGCGGTCATCGAGATCGATATCGACACGATCTAGGAATGCTGTTGCGTAACCAACAAGTCCTGGTTGTGTTGTTTCAGTTGCAGCTGCGGCATTCAGAACTACATCTGGATTGACATCTTTCCATTTTCCAGATGATGCATCGTACATTAAGACATACTTATCATTCGCTCCACTGATTTCTACGTCTGTAAGTTCGTCTAGGTTCATTGGAGTAATCTCAAGTTTGTATGAGAGATTTGCTTTTCGGTTAAGGGGTTGAGAAATTTTTGCTGAAAAATTATTTCCTGAAGACAGTGTTACTTTATATGTCATACAGAAACACTCTCCTCTACCATTGCTGTTCCTTTAATGACTTTTGTCTTCTTAGTTGCAACCGTTAATACAACATCAAAGTAATTTCTTCCCGCTTTTAAAGTTGCAGTTTGTTCGGCGGTTAAGGTTAATTTAATTGTTCCTGTTCCTGCAGTGATTGTTTTTGAAAACTCTACGGAACTAGTTGCTGTTGGATGCTTACGAATTGATGCATAAGTCGTTCCAAGTTGACTCAAAACAGCAGCAGAACTGTCTGATTCAAAAAGATTGAAAGTCACCTCAAAATCTGTGCCCTTTTCAATAATTATATTGGTAATTTCAGCGACAGCCATTTTACTTCTGGTGTTTTAAGTATTTATTAATTTTATGAAAGGATGAAGTTTATTGGACTAAATCCTCCTCCTCCTCCTCCGCCGCCACCAGTTACATTTATTGTAGCGATACCTGATGATACTGTTACTGTGGAAATACCTGCACCTCTCAAATCAATAAAAGTTACACCAGTTCCTACTGTTACTCCAAATGTTCCAATACCAACACCATTGAATAAAGTTTGACCATTTAGTCGAATTGATGTTGCGGTAACTACACCAAGAATATTGGCATTTTGTAACGTAACCCCAGAAGAATGCAAGTCTGAACTTCCGATTCTAAAACCATTACTATGAATGGTCGTTGCTGAACCTACATTAATCTGAGTTCCACTTAGAGTAATTCCAGAACCAACATTTGCTGATGTCGCAGTTACAATACCAGCAAAGTTTGCTCCACCTTGAGCATCACCGACAAGTTGTACTTTTGTTCTAGACATTATGGTTTTTTAGGTATTTATGAGTTAATTCTAGTTTGGATACCACCTTCATTATAATCTTTTTGAGTATTTATTATAGAGAATATGCTTTTACAAGAACATAAAGCCACCCATTACTCCCAGAGTTTCCAAAGTTATTAAAATAAATTGTCCTTCCACTGGTTGGTATGTGTTGACTGGAATACCATACACCAAAGAATGGGCTGTATCCATCTGTTTCACCATTATAAGTAAGAGTAATTGCCTGACGAGTTAGTGTTCCAAATTGTCCTGATGGTTGCTGTCCCCTTGATCCAACCCAGTTTGTTTGATTTGTTAAAACGTTTCTACCCAAAACAAAATTCTGGTGATCGCTGGAATTAGCAGTTGCAAAAACATCAGCAAGAACATAACGAGCAGTTGAGGGTATGGTGGATGGATTTAGTGTAATTGCTTGTGAAGTTACACCACCAGTAAAAGACCATTCTGTTACTCCTGGTGTTACTTCCACCCATTGAATAATATTATCATTTCCTATTTTAATATTTCTCTTAACTTGTAAATCTCCATATGCAAGATCAATTGTCACACCTGGACTATTAGTTCCACCACCAACAAAAGAAATACTGTTTGCTGGAACAGTATATTCACCAGACTCTGATAAAGATGAGTCAATATTTCTATGATATATTCCCCAGTTCGAATTAGAGTCTGCTGGATCTCTGAATATCCAAAAATCTCTATCATTGGGTGATCCTTCAATTGCAACATTGGTAGAAGGATTATTAGTTTTATATGTTGTTAAAACTGTTCCATAAGGAACTGTAAATCTATTTGCTCTAGCAGTTCCATTCACATCAAGTTTTGCTTGTGGATTTGTGGTTCCTATGCCGATATTACCAGTTAACCTGTAGATATCATTACCAGTTCCTGCAGTCCATCTAGATGCAACAAAAGGACTTCCGTTTTGATTTAAAGTTCCCGTGAAGTTAATATCATTAAAAGTACCAATACCAGAAGAATTTAAATTGACAATACTTAATCCAGTTGAGTGTAAATCAGAACTTCCGATTCTAAATCCACTAGTATGAATGGTTGTAGCAGAACCTACATTAACCTGATCAGTTGTTCCATTAAGAGTAACTGAACTTGTTCCAATTGTAAGAATACCAGTAACTCTTGTGTTTCCTTCTACAATTAACGTTGTGTTTCCAGTTCCAATCTTGACAGTACCAAGAGCATTGGTAACTGTTGAAATTCCGGAAACATATAAATCTCCAGAGGTATTCCAAGAAGGCCCTCCAGTCGATAACTTAATTGGTGTTATAGAACCATCAGCAACAATTGCAGTTCCAATCGGTACAGCAGGGCCTAGTGAAACTCCGGAGAATGTTAATCCAGAACTTGGTGCGGTTGTGAAAGTAATATTTGATGATGAAATTGTATAATCAGTAATTGGCGCTTGAACTACACCACCAAGAACAATTCTAAGTTGTTGTGCATTCGCAGGATAGAATGGTATTCCGGATTCTGTAAGTGCGAATGTTACAGTTGAATCATTAAAAGAACCAGAAATATCATCAAGAATTACAATTTCTTTTGTTGATTGTGGAGTAAAACTTTGCCAGACATATCCATCCCACTTGAAAGAAAACCCAGAAGTGTTATCTGTATAAACTTCATTTACAGTAGGTGCGTCTGGAAAGTTAAGTGCCATTATAGTTTTTTAGGTATTTATGAAACAGTATTAGATGCTGCTTCTTGATTTTTTTCTTCTACTGTTTTCACTAGACCCTCTTCATATGCAGCTAAAACCATATCTGGTTTGTTGGTTGCCGTGATGGGTTGATTATTATCTAACTTATGCTTTACATATAAGTCACAAATCTCATCAATTGCAATACGAGCACGGTTGTGTGCTGCGTTATCAATCCAATCTTGTGGATCAGCAGCGACATATTCCATTGCTTTGGTTTCTGCTTCAGTTAGAGTAACGGTGTAATCCATATTAAGTTCTTTTTTGAGTATTTATTATCCTAATAACCAAGCGCCCCAAGATGATTCACGCCAATATCCAACTGCGGTTCCATTATGCAGACCACCCTTTGGTCTTAATGTATCACCAGCAGCAAGGTCCATAACACCAGAACAAGACATCGCCATATAATTACTCCAAGCTTCATTAGTACCATTAATTTGGTGAATAAACACTGTATTAGTATCATTTTTTGATATAAAAATTCTAATGTAACTATTTTGAACAAAGTTTGCAGTTTCCCATCTCATATTAAAAAATGTATAGTATTTTCCAGCAACTGGTGCTGTGAAGATGCCTGTTCCAGTGTTGTAATGATTTCCTGTGTTAAATCCACCTGTTTGAGAAGTTATATTGAATAAAGTTCCAAGCATAGCAGTATCACCAGTTGCTGGTTGGTTAGCAGCACCAGCATTATCACTAGAAGCGAAAAAACCAGGTTGATAAGGCATCGTCACCCTACCAGAACTATCAATGATTATTCTATTATCACCATTATTATATAAAGTCATTGGAGTTGCTTCTGTATTTTGAATAGAGAAAACACCTCCCATAGTTTTTATAACACGACCTTTATAGTCTTGACCTGGATGAGTAAAGTCGATGTATGAACTGGCACTACTGTTGCGACAGCAAATGTCTAAAGCAAAATCATTTGTCCCACCTTCACCAATATGAACTCCTGGTTGCGTTGGATAATTGTTTCTTGAACCTGCAACGTGGAGAGAAGAACTTGGATTTGTGGTTCCTATGCCCAGATTACCATCGGCAGTCAAACTCATTCTTAAATGAGCACTGCTAAGATTAGAAGTATTAGAACCACTATCACCAGCATAAAAATCTAATCTTTGTCCAACACCAAATATATTAGCATTTCCAAATCCAACAGAATATCTTGGATTTGTTGCATCTGGAAAAACTAAACACGGAGTTGTATAGGATGTAGTACGGATGTGAAGTTTTGCCAGTGGATTATCGGTGCCTATGCCGACATTACCACTTGAATCTATACGGGCTCTTTCATTACCTGCTGCCCTAAAAGCAATAAAACCAGAAGCATTAGAACCATTTAATGTAAGTCCTGATGATGAAGTTTGTTCTACAGCAGTTGCACTTATTCTTAGTCCATCCGAACCATCTTGAATGTGTAATTTCTGTGCCGGTACTGTGGTTCCTATACCAATACTACCACTCACATAAGCACCACCAGTTACCTGTAATCTCTGACTTGCAGTACCTGTAGAAGTAGCAGAACCAACGATTAAACTCGTGTCACCTAAACTTAAACTTGTGATGCCAGAAATAACCAGTCCTTCATCAGCAAAGGTGACTGTTCCGAGTCCACTTCTGTTCTTGATATTGTTTACTCTAAGTTCAGATGCCATTATAGTTTTTTAGGTATTTATGAAACAGTATTAGATGCTGCTTCTTGATTTCTTTGTACTGCTGTAGTGACTAATCCCTCTTCAAAAGCCGCTAGAACCATATCTGGTTTGTTTGTAACTGTGATAGGAAGATTGTTATCTAGTTTATGCTTAACATAGATATCACAGATTTCATCGATAGCAATACGTGCTCTGTTGGTTGCTGCATTATCAATCCATTCTTGTGGAGATGCAGTAACATATTCTAATGCTTTATTTTCTGCTTCGGTTAAAGTAATAGTATAATCCATAAGTCTTTTTTGAGTATTTATTATGATAGAAGAATACCACTAAAGTGGCAGTGTCCCATATAAACTTGCATACCCGAAAAACTTTGCCAATCACCAACCGTAACATAGTCATTAGCACTTAATGAGAGTATTGCAGATTGTGACATTGCAGCACCAGAATCCATCTGAAGATTGTTATAATTTAACCCATTTACTTTAATAACACATCTACCGGCCACGATGTTAACGAAAACAGACCATGTAATCAAATATCTTCCTGCGATTGGAGCAGTAAATCTATAGTTTGTTGTGTTGAAATGATTTCCAATATTCGTTATAGCATCATTGAATGGTAAATCTGCTCCATTTGTAAGCGTATAGTTACTATTTGCTCCTCTTGCATAAAAATATGGTTGAGATGCTTTCAAAACTCTACCGGAAGAATCTATTTGCATATACGGAGAACTGGTCCAACCACCATTCACGAAACGAAGTTGAGGACCAGATAAACCATTACCTGTTGATACTATACTCCATTCATTACTTACTCCTGCTTGTTTACCTATCAAAGTAACCATAGATGATTGAATAGAACCTGTCGTGGTTGCCTTTATAATAGCATCATTGGAAGTTGCTATATCTAAAACTACACTCGGATTTGTGGTTCCTATACCAAGATTACCACTTCCAGTAACTCTTAATCTTTCATTAGTTAAAACAGCACTATCATTAGAAAAACCATCTCTACCAACATTAATCGCAAAGTATTCAGTTCCCCAAACTCCTGCAAATCCACCAACTAAATCAACTGCTCTTCTTGGACCTCTATCTGATGGAAAGTTTGCAAATGTTGGATAAAAAGAATAAACACCTATTTCTCCACTTGTTACACCAATACCAGCTGCTGCAAATTGAGAAGCATTGGAAGATGCTGCATTTGTAGAAAGTCCTGCAATTACTCCAATTGACAGTGGATAAGGTGAATAAGTTGGATTTGAAATTGCTCTAATTGCATTTCCACTTGTTACAAAAACATCAAGTTTAGTGGATGGATTTGTGATTCCTATGCCGACATTACCACTAAAGTATCCACCACCAGTAACCTGAAGTCTTTGAGATGCAGTACCAGTAGAAGTAGCAGAACCTATAAGAACAGGACCATTAGTAAAAGTACCAATACCTGAGGCATTAATACTCGTAACACCTGATAAATCCATTCCACTGATGGACAAACCACCATCAGATGCAGAGATAGTATCAGTTTGTCCGTTTATCTGAATTCCCATTGTGGTTTTTTAGGTATTTATGATAACCCAAGAAGATCTTTGAGTTCTTGTACTGTAAGTCCTGATGCCTCTAGTTTCTGTTGAGCAGTTAGAGGTTCTGGTTCGGGAATGGGGTCTGGTTCATCCGCCGGGAGCGGGCTGTTGCCGTCTTCCAGCCAGCGCAGGTATGCCTGATAGTCGGTGTTGGCAGGGTCGAAGGGGATGACTTTTGTGCCTTGCTCAGTAATACTCAAAACGTACTGCTGACCAAACCCGTCCCGTGAAAGTTTGTATGTCATAGTTCCGCACTCCAGTCAATCCAAGCGTTTGTTGTGTTGTTTGCGTTCAGGATAACTGCTTGACCACTTACCATCGTCGCTGTTATGTCGATTGTCATCTGTTTGTAATCAAGTGAATACTGAGACACTGGAGCCAACGCTGTGATGTTTCCTGATGATTGTGAAGCGTTCCAGTCCGCCAAGGCTGAGTAACCGCCTACTGGTAACGCTCTCATTGATACAGGAAGTGAAACGATTGATTGCCCGTTTGTCGTTGAATAGGCTCGACCAACCCCAGCGTTGGCATAACTTGAGCCAGCTTTCAAACGGTAGTAATACCTCTGACACAACGCCAGCTCCTGCCCAAAGCTGCGCCGCTCAAAAACAGAAGCTACTGGACCTTCTTCTAACTGAACTTGTGTGATATCATACCAAACTGTATCTGCCGATGCGGTATTACCTAGATTAGCAAACAGAAAACGAAGGTCAATATTTCCAGCATTTGACGGCACAGTAGCAGTTATACTGTATTTTGTCCAAGTAGTTGGTAAGGCACCATTAGCAAGTTGTAAAGTTCCAACACCAGTAATCGGACTTGTTGTAGCAAAAGTCGCATCAACACTAGTTGGAAACCCAAAATATGCACTCCAGTTTCCGTATGCGGTGGCGGTGCTACTACTTACTGTTGCCGCACTAAACTTGACCCAGAATGATGCCGTAACAGTTTTTCCACGTAAGTCATACATATTCACGTTTTCAATTTTTTGCCCCAGAGTAATTCTGGTTCCGCTTGCTGCTTGTGCTGTTGTGCTTGAACTTGCTCTTAAAGCATAACGAGTGACCATTCCAGAATAGGTATCAGCAATAGAAACTCTCTGATGGCGAGCTTTTTGGTATTCTGCTGTTCCAGACCAACGATCTGCTAGATAAAAGTTAGTTGACCCATCAAGAAAAGTAACAGAAGTTCCTCTTTGCCAAATTTCAAAATCTCCATTTATGATCCGGTTTTTTGATCCAGAAATAGGTCCATCATTAATACTAGTTACATAAGCAGTCGTAACACCAATAGTACTTACACCAACAATGGATGTTACATTAATACTATTAAAAGTACTAATACCACTGGTGTTATTCAGATTGACATTATTAAATGCTATACCCGTTCCATTTACATTATAAAAGTCAATAGCAGTTCCAAGAGCCGTTAGACTTGTGATACCTGCGATACTGTTGGGTCTAATTACTGTCATTGTTCTTTCTCCTTATACGACAACATAATTACCATCAACAGTCAAAGTCCCTTCGATTGTTACTGGACCTGCCATTATGCCGTTAAAGTTCGTACCAATATAATGATTTCCTGAAAGAACATTATCAACAACAATCATTCCATTTGAAACATAAAGTCCCTTAAATGAATTGCCAGCACCTGTTAAGTTTGAATTATCTAGATTTGTAGTATTAACACCAACTGATTTACTTGTTGCAATACCAGCAGTATATGATGTCCAAGTTCCGCCAGCACCAGAAGAAAAAACAACTCCGTTTTGTGTTAAGTTTCCGGAAAAGTTGACATTACCTACAATATCTAACTTATAACCAGGAACAGTCGTACCAATTCCAACACGGTCATTGGCAATATCTACAAAGATATTATTATCAGAAACTAAATTCGAAGTCTGGCGGGTCTTTCCCATTGGATATTATAGTTTTAGGTATTTAGGTTCCTACAGGTCTCTCAAATGGAGTTCCTTCCTGAACAATTCCATCACCATCACCATCTCGTGCATTTGGATTATAACCTTCTGGTAGCATCCAAGACGTGGTATCTTCATCCCAATAATAGTAATCACCTTCTGGTTTAGGAGTTGGTGCTTCCCATTGACCAGTAGTTTCATTCAAAATCCAAGAAGGATATGGACTAGGACCTATAAACATATCAAGGTCTTCGTTGTAAGTATCACCTTGTCCAGCATACTTACCCCTAAAGTTTCCGCGATATGAGGTTCTTACCCATCTACGGTCTGCACCGTGGTGAGTATGAAGATGGTTTACACCAAGTTCTTCTACTTCATTACCATTCTCATCGGTGATAATCTCATTGTCCATATAGACAACATAGATTACCTCATTATTTTCATTAAGTTCTGCGTAGTGTGCCATAAGATTTTTTATGATTATTTATTAAACGTATGGATATCTGATTGCAACGATACCGAAACCACCTTTGCCTACGACTGTAGTGGAATTTGTATATGATTTTATACCCATTTTTTTATACCAAATATCTAAAAATAACAATTCCACTTTGTCCAGACGATCCACTAGATGGTTGTGATGCAGATCCAGATCCACCATTTCCTACAGTTGCTGGTAAAACTGGCCATGGATTGTATGGTCCAGGTGCCCTTCCCCCCGCTGTCGGATTATTTGGTGCAGCACCATTACCACCTGCATAAGTTGCAGATGTTGATGCTATTGGATTTGCAAAATTACTGCCACCATATTGAGTCTGGTTTCCAGACCCTCCTCCCTGAGTTCCATTTGACACACTTATTCCACCCCCACAACCTCCCCATCCTCCTCCATCTCCGGGAAAGTTTAATCCCGAAGTACCAGTTGAACTATCTGCTCTATAAACATTTCCTGCAGCACCACCACCTCTAGATGGAGTTTCATTGGCGTTACCTTCATTTGATCCACCACCACCCGCACCACCACCGCCAGCAACATAATATGTTGATCCAGCATAAACTCCGGACCAACCTCCTCCACCACCACCGCCACCAGAAGTACCACCAGGTCCTGCATTTCCACCAGTTCCACCACCATTTGATCCCGCAGTACCTCCACCAGTATTAGCAACGGCACTTAAACCACCACCGCCGCCTCCACCGACTGCTGCGGTAAAGGAACCAGAACTTAGAGTAAATGTTGCTAAAGATGCACCACCACCTCCTCCACCACCTCCAGGAGGAACATCCCATCCCCCACCTCCACCTCCTCCTCCAATAGAAAGGATTTCAACTGATTTAGAGCCCACAACAGTAAAAGTTCCGGGTGTAGTAAAAACGTGATAGATGTATCCATCACCAGGAGTTGATGGATTTCCACCAGATGCGGTAAATGATAAAGAGGTATCTCCAATAGTAACTGTAGAACTCGTAGCAACAATAGTTCCACTTGTACTATCAATTCTAACTTGTAACTGAAATGATTCTGAACCTTCGGTTGTTAAGTCATTTGCTAATGTTAATGCAACTGAACCAGTTCCGCCAGTAACATTAAAAGAACCACTAGTAGCACCTCCGCTAAAATCAGAGGCGTTAATAGTTCCCGAAACAGTATTCAGTGTCCAATATAACGTAGTGCCATCATCGACATAATTAGTTGTTATTGTAAATGTAACTGTTGAACCTTCGTTTACTGAAGATGTTGAAGGTGATACTGAGTATGTTCTATATGTTAATGGTATTGCACCTCCACCACGAAAAAAAGTATTTCTAAAATAACTCAGTAAGTGTCCGTCACTTCGGTTATTAAATCCCTTATTATTATTCGAACTTCTTGAACCCATTGTTTTTCAACCTCAAATATCAGTATCGCCAATGATTTGATAATTTACAATGCTGCCAATACCAGTTCCACCTGATGTTGGTGCTGTAATTTCAACAACAATCTTATCAGAACCAGTTAAAACCAATGGATAATTGGTCTCAAAGAAGAATGTTTCATTAGAAGCAAGGTCTACTCTTGCCAATCTATATGCAGTGACAGCCAAACCAGTTACTGGAGTTGATGTACCTGTAGGATAAATGTAGAGAGAAGAAGTGGCAGTTCCAAGACCGGTGTTATGCATAATAACACTACGGATATAAGTCGTGGATGCAATACCAACTCCACCAGCAGTTGAAGTAACTCCAACAGTAAAAATACCAACAGTGGCAATACCAGTTACTGATTGTATATTCAAAAGTTCAGTTCTTTTAAGTGCCATCTTATTGCTTTTTAAGTTATTTAGGAAAATAATGCAGCATCGAGTTCATTAAACCCCGTAGGTATATTTAGATTCGTTAGATTTGCTCCAGAACCACTGAAAGAACTTGCAGTGACTATTCCAGTTACTTTTACATCTCCAGTAACTGTAAGTTTTGATGTTGGATTTGTGGTTCCAATACCAACATTAGAAAGTGTATGAATACCTACAATAGTATAACTCCATCTATCATCACCAGCAACACCTCTACCCATCGTGTATTCAACAATATCAATGATGTCTCCTAGTGATGCTGCTTCAGTTAATACAACGGAAGTTCCACTAGTAGCTGTAAATTCCGTTGGACTTAATCTGACACCATTAAGATATACATCGATAAATCCAACAGTATAAGGAGTGGTAAATGTTGTCTGTCCTGCAGTTGCTGTAAATGCTGTTTCATTCTTAGCAGCAACTAATCCACCACCTTCATTAAATGGTGCAGAGTCAACCCATACTGCAGTTGAACCAATACCTAAAGTAACCTCATTATAGTAAACAAAGGTTCTTGCATAATCAATATGATAGAACAAATCACCATTTGATGGAGATGCAGGAAACTGTGTTCCAATTCCAATTGCACCAGAACTTCCTCCGCCTCCTTCAAAGAAGATGGTTACGATACCAACATTAGAATCATAAAAAGTTGTAGAAACCCCAGCACCTTTTAGGTCAATAAAAGTAACACCATAACCAACAACACCACCAGTGGTTCCAATACCAATACCAGATTGTGGTAATCCTGTTAGGTTACTTCCGTCTCCATAAAAGGCAGTAGCAGTTACAACACCAGCAACTGTGATATTAGTATCAACTGATTGTGATTGTAACTTTGTAAGTGACATTATATCTTACTTTTTAGGTATTTATCTGACTAACCACTCCTCTACATTTTCATCAATGTCTTGCATCTTAATCCAACGATTTCCGATGACTTGACCTTTACGAACTCTAAGTTTTCCAACAAGACCTACAGCATCCCATTCTTGCCTATCTTCTCTTGAAACATATTCTTGGTCCGGATCGTATTCTGGATTTAACTTACGATGAGTGAAACGATTACCTTTGTCATCGTGAGTTTTAATTGTTGTCTCAGTAGGAACTGTAATGTCTTCTGGTAAGTTCCAGTCCTCATAAGAATGCTCTTTACCATCTTCATCAGTCCACTCTACAACATTATGTTCTTCGAAGATATAACGATTGAATGAATCTTTTAAGTATTTCTCTGCCCACTTATTCCAAGAAGTATCACCAACGACTGATGGATTACCTGAGATTACTCCGATGATATCTTCACCTTCTTCAGCAATCTTAATCTTATTTCCAACTAAGGATACTGTATAACCTACACGGTCCTCATTGTTGGCGTTTCCATCTGCCCATTCGAACATTTCTGCATAGTCAGCGCCACCGCCGTTCCAAGAGCCGTCTGCATATGCTTGACCATCACCACGAAGGTTGAACTCCACGTCTCCAAGATTTCCCGACCAACCAACAAAAAACGAATATGCAATATTTGCAGCACGGTCTACATTTGCTGCTATAACTCTTGTGGCAAGACTTGCATTTGTAGACCTTAACCACATCGTGTTATCGTTTTGAGTTTGATAAAACTCATGAAAAGCACCTGCTGTATCTTGATAACCTCCAATATTTGATGCTTTGAAATATCCACCATATGTAATTCTTGCTTTCTCTGTTGGCAAGGAGTTTTCATTTGAATTAAAAGTGGCACCAAAAATTATATTTGCCCCACTACTAAGATTGTTAATCTCAGGAACTCTTTGGAACCAAATACCGGCAGCATAAGAAGGATTTGCAACGTCTCTATAACAATCTGCAAATATTCCCGAATGTACAAAAATAGCATCTGTTTGATTTCTATTCGAAAAAACAATACTTGGTACTGCTGCGACTGTTCCTGCACTTGAAGATTTATCTAAATTTAGACCTCCCTTTATATTTACGGATGAAATTGAACCAATACCAATATTACCTGAAGAATTAAGAACCATCCTGAAATAATTCGTTCCATTATCAAAAAGATAAAAACTATTAGGTGAAATAGTTTCTGCCGAACCTCTTGCACCAACTTCCCAATCACTTCCATTTGTTAGGAATTTTAAAGTTGTTCGGTCAGTATTTGTAGTAGATTCAAGGGCAAGAATATCTCCAGAACTAACAATATGAGTTTTATATGAAGGATTAGTAACTCCAACACCCAAACTACCACTCACATAAGCACCACCACCTACTTGAAGTTTTTGATTGGAAGTTCCTGTTGCTGCTGATGTACCTACAAGAGTATTACCACCATAAGCATTTAATGTTATATCTTTTTTAACAGTATTTGCTTTATTTGCAGATTCAATTGAAAAAGTATTACCAGAATTGTCTGCATAAAGTGCAAGGTATGCATCTCCAGCAAGTCCTCCTGTACGAAAAACTCCAAATACATCAAGTGTATATGCTGGATTTGTGGTTCCTATACCAATACTACCACTCACATAAGCACCACCAGTCACTTGTAATGTCTGACTTGCGGTTCCTGTGGTTGATGCACTTCCAATCAGAACTTCTCCACCAGTTCCTAAATCAATGTTAGAACTTGTACCTGATGGATTTTGAAGTTTAATTGTCTTTAAAGTACTCACGATTATCTCTTATTTTTTAGGTATTTATCTGACCAACCATTCTTCAACAGTTGCACTAATATCCTGCATCTTAACCCAAGTTGACTTTATAAGTTGACCTTTACGAACTCTAAGTTTGCCCATCATACCAACAGCATCCCATTCAGGTCTTTGCTCTCTTGAAATATATTCTTGGTCTGGATTGTATTCTGGATTTAACTTTCGATGAGTAAAACGAACACCATTATCATCGTGAGTCTTTATTAAAGCATTTTCTGGAACTACAATATCATTAGGTAAGTTCCAGTCCTCATAAGAATGTTCTTTACCATCTTCATTAGTCCACTCTATGACATTATGTTCTTCGTAAATATACCGATTAAAATCATCCCTTAGATACTTTTGTGACCATTTGTTCCAGGCAGTATCACCAAGAACAGAAGGATTGCCAGAAACTACACCAATAATATTTTCGCCTTCTTCAGCAATCTTAATCTTATTTCCTACGAGAGATACAGTATAACCTACCCTATCTTCATTATTAGGGTTGCCATCTGCCCATTCGAACATTTCAGCATAGTCAGCACCAGTAACATAGTTGTTATCACCAAAGACAGTTCCAGCACCATCAACTCTAAATTCAGTATCTGCTGTACTTGCATTAAATGCGAAGAAATAATGGAAAGCAGTAGATGCACTTCTGTTTGCTTGTGAAAAAACAATTAGTTCTGGATAAGAGGCACTATCTGCGTGGAAAGCCGCCGTTCTAGAATTGCTTGTTTGATAGACAAAAAACTTTTGCCCTGCTGATGCACCACCAATACCGAAGTTACCACTTACATCTATACGTGCTCTTTCAGAATTTGAAGTATAAAAAGTAATAGGTGCTGCTTCTGATGTAAGTAAACTAAGTTCCCCAGTTCCTCTATGTGCTAATCTAGATAATGCATTTGCCCCAGTGTTATCTCTAATAATTCTTAAACCATAATCTGTATATGTAGTATCTCCTACAAAATCAATATATGCATATGCATTTGTTGTTTGACCTCTTCCAAGTTCAATAACACTATTACTTCCATAATCAGTAAATCTTGCTTTTCCGGCAACATCTAATTTAAATTCGGAATCTGGATTTGTAAGACCTACACCAAGATTTCCACTAACATAAGCACCACCAGTCACCTGTAATGTCTGATTTGCAGTACCAGTAGAAGTACCTGAACCAATCACTACAGGAGCATTTGCAAAACTTGTAATACCAGTAGTGCTCTGAACAATAATACTTCCAGTTGTTGATGGTAAAGTGATTGTATTATTTGCCGCCGTTGCCGCTGCTTGGATTTCTACATATCCACTTGAAGTACCGTTAAGACGTAATTTAGACACTTTATTTCAGTTACTTTTTAGGTATTTATGATAAGCATTATAGTTCTGCAGAATAAGCAATTGCATCTGGCATTAGTTGTCCTGCAAGATTTGCCCCATAGTTATTTGATATTGTAAGAGTCACATACGAATTAGAAACTACTTCAGTGATAGAAGTAATATTGTAAAAAGCAAGTGCTGGTCGGTGTATTTTTTGTGTTCCATTTATTAAACTTACATTTGGAACAGTTCTCAATGGATGCCTAAATCCAACTGGTGCGACAAAGGCATTATTTAGTTCGTTCATTGCACCTTGAGAAGAAAAATTGGTTTGATAATACCTCTGACACAATCGCAACTCATCTCCAAAACTTCGTCTCTCAAACTCAGTCGCAGTAGGCCCAACCTCTAACTGAACACCAGTCAGGAAGAAGTTATTACCAGCAGTTGCTAAAAAGTTCACTTGCCCGACTGCTCTGTTTGCGGATGTAGTATGCCAGGTGGTGCCTAGTGTTCCTCCAGAATAAGTAGAACCTGCTGCTAAAAACCAAGCAACATAAAGCGAAGCACCATTATCATTATCAAAAACACCAGTTGTATCAGCAGGATATGTTAATGTCTTCTTTTCCCAGGTGTTTGCGGTATCAATTGTATAAGATTTTGATACCTGACGATTATTATCATTATCATAAAGTTCAGCAATATAAGTTCCTGTTAGACTCGAACGAACCCAGAAGGATAGTGTAAATTGTTGAGCATTTGCAGTTCCTTTTTTAAATCCCTGAACATTAAAACCTTCTATGAGTTGAGTTATGAGCGCATATTGACCTGCTGCTAATGATGCATCTGCAGTGGTGACTCTGTAATGAAGAGCACTACTAAATCCATCGGCATAAGCATTACCACCGACAGTGGAGTTCATTGTGGTCTGACCTGCAGACACAGCACCATCCATACTGTGCCCTATTGCAAATCTATCAGTCGTATAAGCACCACTAGTTGTGGTTCCAGCAGTTCCAGTAAATCCTCTCTGATTGACCACCATAGAACCGTTGATGATGACATTACGAGAACCACCTAATTGACCATCATTAATACTAGTTACATAAGCAGTCGTAACACCAATAGTACTTACACCAACAATACTTGTAGTATCAATATCTACGTTATTACCTACCTTAATATCACTTGTACCAATAGTAACTGCTGTACCAACTGTAATACCAGTAGAACCGTCTAATCTTATCGGCATTTCTTATTACTTTTTGAGTATTTAGACTACAACCAGTGTAGAACCACTTTGAACCGTTACTGTGTATCCAGTTCCAACAGTAATCGGTCCAATCATCAGTGCATTCTTTCCTGCAGGTACAGTAACGTTTGCATTAATATCTGCATCCATCATGTAAACACCATCACTGATTGAGATAGTTCCAACAACTTGAAGAGCCCCTTCAGATGATGCAGTACCAGTGACTGATGCTGTATTGATTCCTACAAGACCACTAAAAGTTGCAGCAGCACCTACAACATTATTAACTTCAATGTCAGGAATACCAGTAAGTCCTTGTGCAAGAGTTGCAATACCAGCAGTAGAAGCATAAGATGCATCACCACCACCAGTAATACTAATATCAACTACATTACCATTAATAGCAAAAGTATTACCAAGTCCAATGAAGTTTAATGTGGTAATACCAGTTCCAATGACAGTTCCTGCTGATTGGATACCAACACCACTCGAAAATGCAGAACCCCCTTGATATAAGGTTCCACTAAAACTTACATCCCCATTTACATCTAATGTATACTGAGGAATCGTAGAACCTATACCAACTTTATTGCCTGTTGCTGTGATGTAAGATATTCCACCAACATCGGACAGGTTTCTTGCTCTTGACATTCTGATGTTTTTAGGTATTTATGAAAAAACTCCACGCATTGGTGGAGTTTCATATCATTCTTCTGTTTCTTCTACTTCTTCTTTTTCTGGTTCTGGAAGTGTAACACCAACTTGTTGGAGATATTCTAATGCTCCTTGAATCTTAAGAGCCATTTCTCGTTTTGAAACAATCGCTCTATCAAGTTCTTGAATTTCTTGAATGAGAGTCTTCTGTTGTTCCAGAAGATTTGCTAGATGTCCTTGTTGTTCGTTCATAGTTTTTATGTACTTCAGTGTCTTATTTAGTTACCTCTGTCATTGGCAAAGTGTGACCTTTGACCATCGGCAAGAACATAATGAAAGAAGATTTGATGATAATATAATCCTTCTTTTTCCACTTTTGCTCCATACCAAGTTCTTTTGTATTCTCTTGGAAGTGGCTCTCTCCAATGAGGTCTTTCACAACCTTTGTAAATCATACCATCACCAGGACCAAGAATCACTGAACGATTTTCACCTTTCTTGATGATTTCAGTTTTCTTATCATCACTATAAGTATCTGGTGTCTTAATCCAAATAGGCCAAGGATTGTTTATATTACTACCGACGTGAATAGTCACTGAGATTTCACAAGCAGGACGGTCTGCGTGATTTGAAAGTGCCTGTCCTGGATTATAAAACCTATCGTAATAGTAGGTATTATAAAGTCTCTTACCAATTGCTTGCTCAAGTTTCATACGAATCTGTGAGTGTGCATACTTATAAGGAGGCCAATAGTATCTGGAAGTAGAACCTTCTACTTGATTTTCTACTGGTATATGACTGAATTTTTCAATCTTACCATAATAATTATACTGACCTTTGACTTCTGGTGGTTCACAATAAAGGTCTTGTGGATCCCATAGAGTTCTTAGGACCAAATAACCATCACGGTCAAATTGTTCATTACCTGTTGGTGAAGTTCCTGCATTGACTCTTTCTTGAAAATCAATTTGCTCTTGTGTCATTCCTTCCATTTTATTACCTCCATCGTGATTCAACGCCACCGGTTTCCCACACACCATCCAACGATACTCTTACGAATACCTTTAGTTACTTTCTGAACTCTGTGTTGTGCTCGTGAGTCAAACAGAATAATGGTTCCACGCTTTCTCGGAGCAAAATAAGAACCACCTGCCTCATCAAGGAATTGTAAGTTACCACCTTCATAAGTATCAGGATCAGAAAGAAGCAAACTGAAAGATAACTTTCTTACTTTCTCGCAGTTTTCATTTACAAAGTCTTGAAACTGTTCTGCACCGTGGCCACGATTTCCCTGTGATACTGGTTTGTAATGTGTTGCAAGTCCAGAGTCATTGTGCCAACCATAATATTCACCTTCTCCATATACAGTATATTGAAGACTTTCGCCATCAATATTTGTTAGGTCATACAGAAAGTTCTCACGGTTTGCACGTTGAACATAGTGCCATACGAAACCAGAAACCCAATGAGTTGTAGGAACCCAGGCATTCTTTGCGTTTCTTTTATCTTTATCTACAGTTCCAAAATCACCACCACCAACTCTTGAATCTTGGAGTTGTGGATCAAAAGTTTCTGCAAGGTCTTCTTCAATTAAGTCAATAACTTTTTCTGGAAGGTCTGTGAAGTACCAAATTGACTGATAGGCCAAAGGTCATCTCCTTATAATCTATTCAACGATATTATATATTACTTAAGGTTTTATGTCAAATCTTTTTCCACTCTTTATTATTTTCGTCCCAAACATAAACATCACCATCATTAGGATAAGGAACTGGTGCAACCCATTTAGTTCCATTCCAAACCCAAGAAGAAAATGAACGGGTTTTAAACCCTAAAATAGAATCAGTATCAAAGTCATAAATGTGATTTGTAAGATATTCTTCACTAGGAACTGGTCTTAAATGATATAATTCTAGAACCTTGGAGATTGATAATATTTCTTGTCCAGTAAAATCTATAGTTAAAAAGAACTTGTCAATATAATTGTTGATATCAGAGTACATTTGCGATAAACTTAAAAACTCAGAATAAAGAACATTAATCTCAAATCTAGTTGCTGCTTCTTTTCTTAGTCTTTGGGAGAATGAAGTTCTTTTAAATTCATTCCAGAACTCTGATATTTTAAATCTTGTGCGAATATTCTCTTCTGCATCATATTTAATAATAGAAAGTTCTTGTTCAGTTAAATCTACAATATCATATTCAAGACCATTCCATACTAACTTCTGAGTTTCAGCATCAAACAATGGTTTAGTAACAGGACCAATAAACCCATAAGAATGTAATTCTTCATCAGTTAATTCATTGAGAGCAGTAACTGAACTTCCATCATCTAAACGAATGCGTTCGGGAAGTCCTTGAGGTTCTTGACCTTTGTAAGAATAGAAGTTCATTGTAGGTTTCTGTAATATGGTGTCCAGGTTTGATTTTCTTCATTCCATTCCCAAGTATAGTTTTCACCATCTTCTGGTTTTGGAATTGGTGGTTCCCACTCATCAGTTGTCACATTATAAGTCCAAGAATCGTGGAGTTTAGTTTCTGTAAAGATATCAGTTTCTGGAATGTATTTTTTACCAATACCAGCAAATCTCTTACGGAAAGTTTTATTATATGAAGTCTGAACCCATTTTGTACTCTGTCCAAACAAGTTTTTACAGAACTGAATACCAATCTCTTCACTTTCCTGACCATTTTCATCAAGAATATCTTCGTTTCCAATAACAAGAACTTCCGTTACAAAGTTATTTTCATCTAGACGTGCAAAGTGTGCCATTATTGATTTCCTCCTTATGGTGTGACTTGGTATCTTACGACTACTATTCCGGAACCACCAGCACCAGAGTTATTAGTTCCAACTTGTGGTCTTCCTCCAGCACCTCCTCCACCTCCTCCAGTGTTTGCCCTTGCTGCTCCTCCAGCTCCGCCGTTGGGATTGCCAGGAGAACCACCATCAAGAGCAGCCCCTCCGGCCGCTCCTGGCCCTGTGGGGTGGGAACCACCACCACCACCTGCACCTCCTCTTCCACTAACGTTACCATAACCACCACTGTGTGTCCCACCACCACCACCACCGCCAGCAAAGAAACCGGAGGTAGGTGCTAATGCAGGAACACCAATAATAGGACCAGAAAACCCAAAAGGAGTAAAATCAAAACCATTTCCACCAGCGCCGCCGCTGCCGCCAGGGGCGGGGCCCCCACCCGCGGCACCAGCACCACCACCACCAGACCCGCCACCGCTTGGCGCTGAGCCGCCTCCATTTCCATAAAGTGTTGCCGGTATTCCTTGTGGTTGTGTTGGTTGTGTTGCAGTTCCGCCAGCGGGGAATCCACTTCTCACACCACCTCCACCAGAACCTCCAGATCTTCCAGATCTAACACCAGCAATACCACCAGAACCTCCACCGTTTGCAACGATTAATGTTGGTCCTCCTGGATTTAAAATATAAGAAGGATTGCCATCGGAGTTTTGATCAGGAGCACCCGCACCTACACCAACAGTATAAGTTCCTGCTGCCAGTGCATATCCAGCAACACGAACTACACCACCACCTCCACCACCTCCACCACCACCATCATTATCTATGGCAGGATTAATATTACCACCTGCTCCACCGCCAGCAACACAAAGAATATCAACAGTAACGGGACTTGTAATGGTAAGAGTACCTGTTGATGTAAAAGTTCTGTAAGTATAACCATTACCAGGAGTGGCAGTAGTACCTCCTGGTCCTTGAAGAATTGGAATAAAAGGTGCTGGAGTTGCTCCTAAGAACTTTTGATTATCTCCAGTTTTTTGTACACCAAATTTTGTAAATTGTCCAAATCCAAATGCCATTATTGTACTCTCCTATTATGCAATCTCTTCGTAAGAAATAATATATTCTAAGTCACTATTTGCACTTGCTGATCCGGTAATTGAAGTATTTTCTTCCAAATAAATTGGACTGTCTTTTCCTAAAGCAATTAATGTTGCATCAGCAGCAACTGCAACTGTAGAAACAATTCTATAATTTGTTCCTGCTCCTGCAGCTGCTGTATTGAAAGAAATTGTTGCGTCAGCACTTGAGGCACCATCAACATTAGAAACAATGATGGTATTAATTTTAAAAACTTTGCCAGAACTTGATGCATTCGATAGCAAAGATACAGTTGAAGTTGTCAATGCTCCTGCAACTGATCTTCCATAAATTGAAGTAACACTTACAATATTTGGTGCCGCCATCTATATTTCTCCGTGCAAAGACATTCTTTAAATTATGATATATTTATCTATTTTCACTCAATTTATCAACCTTATCTGAGAGTTCTTTAATTGCCTCAATCAGAACTCCAATCAGGTTACCATATGCAACGGATTTTAATCCATCATCTGCAGTCTTCACAACCTCAGGGACAATCTTTTCAACCTCTTGTGCAACCACACCAATTTGCAGTGGATTTCCTTCCAAGTCCTTACGATTGAATCTAACACCACGAAGTGAATTCACCATTTCAAGAGCATTTGAAATAGTCTCAATGTTTTCTTTTAAAGAAACATCAGAATATGCTGTAACGTTTCCTGATGCAGTTAGGTCATTTGTTGAAGGATTGTACGTAATTCCAGCATCAGTGTAAAGTGTTTCTGCCGTTGCACTTCCATTATCAGAATCGACAAATGTTAGGTAATGAGTAGCCGCAGTTGATCTTGTAGTTGTTTTGATTTGGTCTGCTGATGATGCTGAAGTTGCAGAGGAAGCATTGCCAGTTAGAGTTGCAGTGATTGTACCAGCACTAAAGTTTCCACTTGCATCACGAGCAACTAAAGTTGATGCAGTATTTGCGCTAGTAGCATTTGTTGCAATTGTAACTGCCGCTGAGCCATTATATGAAGTTCCAGTTAAATAAGTACCAAAAGTCAATGTATTCAGATTACTTCCCAGAGAAATACCTGAAATTGTAGATGCTGAAAGTTTTGTAATGTCAATTGCAGCACCAGTTGCAATATCAGCATTGACAAGTGAATTGGAAAGACTTAATTTTCCATAAGTTATTGCTGCACCAGTTGCAATATCAGCATTAACAATTGAATTTGTTAAACTTAACTTACCATAAGTAATTCCAGCGGCGGCGGCAATATCAATATTTGTAATCGCTCCATCAGCAATCAAACCAGCAGTAACAACTCCCACACTTCCTGTACTGATAAGAGTTCCTGTTTCTGCAGGAAGAGTGAGTGTACCTGATGCTGTTGCTGATGCTGTAAGAATAGTATTTCCAGATGATGAACCTACAAAACTTGCGCCAATACCATTAATTCTTGGTGAAGTAAATATCTTATTGGTAAGAGTCTGGGAGTCAGTATCGCCAACTAATCCGCCAGAAGGAGGAGTTCTTCCTTGGAATAAATCTGCGTTTAGATTATTGACAAGAGTTGTTGATGATACTGTAAGTGGAGCAGTTCCAGAAGATACAGTTGATACAAATCTAGATGCTGTGATGATACCACTAAATGAACCATTTCCAGTGACTGTTAATGCACTCGTTGCATTTGTAGTTCCAATTCCAACGTTTCTAGTTGTGGTGATTCCAGCACCATTAACAACCCAACCATCTGTTGCAATTCCTACAATACCACTTAATGTTGCTCCATTTCCGTAGAAATTGGTTGCAGTAATGATACCTGTTACTCCAACATTTCCATTGAAGTTTGTTTCACCAACTACCGTAAACTTATGAGTAGCAACTGTTGTTCCTATTCCAACATTTGGAGTGGCCTCAGTAGTAATTCCAATACTCTGAGAATCATCATCAATGTGTATAAAAGAACCAAATTGTGATAGTTCTCTATTTCTGATACTCATTGCTTTCTCCTTATATTTTTATTTATTAAACAGCAACAGTGCTGAGAGTACCAGAGTCATCAACAATAAGACGATACTGTGTTCCATTTGGTGATGTAAGAATGACACCAGATGAAGTATCTACGCCAACTCTTACATTTCCACTAAAAGTAGAAATACCAGAAACATTTAACGTTTCAAGAGACGTATTTCCTTTTACTGTAAGAGCACTCGTTGCATTGGTAGTTCCAATACCAACACCAGTAGAAGTAATCGTTAATTTATTAACTGCTGCAGTTGATACTCCAACTTGCTCAAAAGTACCTGTAGTGTTAAAACCTAGAACATCAAATCTATGTTCTCCTGCAAATAATCTTATTCTATCTGGACCTGCTACTCCCGCAGTATCGTTTCCTTTGAATAGTAATAGTTCAGATCTTTCTGCTTCAGGTCCAGAATAATCATAAATTCTTTCACCAATATAAGTGTGTTGATATGGAAGTTCTGTACCAACATTTAATGGACCGTCTTTGTAAGTTCCATAGAATGTAATATAATTTGAAGTTGTTGAAATACCAACTCTAATATTTCCATCAACTTGCAATTTTTCACCAGGGTTTGTGGTTCCTATTCCAACCAATCCAGCACTAGTTGTGGTAATAACTGTTCCACCAGTTCCAATATTGAGTGTGCCTGAGGTTGTGACACCAGAAACTGAAAGTCCACCAATAGTGTTGATACTATATGGAGTATTGATGAAGTTTGAATTCGTTTGAACCGAATTACCCATATAACCGTGATTGACACACTGATAATGTAAAACAATCGGTGTTGTGTCAGTAACAATAATTTCTGTATAAGCACCAGCACTTCCAGCGGTTCCGTTAAAAGTTACATTTGTCGTGTATTGTGTTGTTTTATCTGCCTCTAGATAAAACCTAAGTTGATGAGTGGCGTTAGATGCATTTGCCTGGTCAAAACGATATGTTTTTCCAGGTAACAATGTAATAAATGGAGACTCTTTATCATCAATATAGTATCCACTAGCAGAACCAGTTCCAAAGTAACGATGGTTTGCTGTTTTTGAAGCAACGGTGACGACAAATGTCTCTGTTGTAGAACTTGCAGCACCTACAAGTGCCTTATAGTCAGAAAGTTGTCTGACGGTAGCAATACCAGAAATATTCAGTTGCTTGGAGAATAATGTTGTTCCAGTGACTGTGGTGATACCAGCGAAAGTTGAAAGACCAGATATGTTTAGACTAGAACCATCTATGGTTCCAACAGTAATATTTGGAGTTCCTGTAAGATCTTGAGCAACTGTTGCTATACCAGCACTTGATGAATAAGTTGTATTGTTATTATCTGAGATATAGACAGTAACACCAACTCCACTATTGATCGCAGTTACAGAGGCACCAACGAAGTTAAGAGACGTAATACTCAGTGGAGTTCCAGTTGTGATACCTTGATTTTGAATTGTAATACCTTGAATACCACTTGTACCAGCTCCAAGAGAAGAAACTGCATAAGCAATAACCTCAATAGATTCACCACCGAAACACGCTTGATTGAGCGTAATTGATACACCATCGTTTGCAGTGAATTCTGTTGGTGCTAACTTAACACCATTGATATAAACATCTACTAGTCCAACTGTGTAAGTATATGAAATGCTTGTTTGTGCTGGAGCTGCAATAATTGTTGTAGAGGTTCTTGCAGTTGGAGTTGAGATCCAGTTAACACCAGAACCAGTTGAAATTAAATACTGACCATTAGAACCTACAGTCCCACCGATACTAATTGTAGAACTAGTTAAATCTAGATTTGTTGGAATTGCATTTGTAGCAGTGACTGTAGAAAATGCTACGGTTGGATTTGAAATTGCTCCAATATTCAAACTTGATACTGTTAAAGCAGTTGCAACTAATGTTGTAATTGTTGCAATTCCACTTACATTTAAGTTAGTGGCACCAATACCACCATTAACTTCTAGAGTGTAATTTAAAACAGTGGTTCCAATACCAACTCTATCAACGTCAGGATTGGCATAGATTAGATTATCAGAAACTTCAACACCGTGCTTAATGACAAAATTCTTATTAACTGCCATATGGGTTCACTCTCCCCCAAGTGTTTTTATTATTTATGGTGCCAAAGTAATTATAACTTTACCATAAGTTTCATTACTTCCACCTATAGTAGAACTAATAATGGTAAAAGATCTATCAGTATATCCACTACCACCACTGGTAGGATTATTATTACCACTGTATGTACCACCAATGACACCATAACCACTACCTTGATTACCAGTGTTTCTGAAATGTTCTTGAGAATTACTTGATTTATATCCTCTTTGAATTAATGCAGTATTGGTAACTAATTGTCCATCTCGGACTCTAAATTGAGTGCTTCCTGGTATGTCTGAACAAGGTGTAATATTTCTATAATAACTTCCAATCGGACATTGATAAGCAACACCAATACCAGAGAACATACTATCAACATATCTTCCCAATGAGTTATTAAGACCACCTTGAACAATTTCTGCTGCTCCGCGAATCGGATTTCCATTATTTCCAACGGCAATTCCTACTCCACCACCAGCAGCATTTGCAACTCTGTCACATCCCGAACCAACTGCAGCCATTAAACTTGCCTTTCTATAAATGAAGATTGCTCTTCCAGTATCATCTCTAGTTACTACATATTCAACGTTTCTTTGCATTACAAATTCGATCAATGAGTAACCACCTTGTCCTCCATTATTGCTACCTTTTCCACCATAAATTTCTGCACGTACTCTAATATCTCTTTCTGATGCATAAAGAATTTGTAGAGGTCTCGTAGAATCAAAATTAAGAATAAGTGGACTACCTGCCAAATCAACCTGACCAGTGGTTGCAAGAATTGCACTTGTCTCAGATGCAAACTCGTAGTTAATAGAGTTTCTTCCTGGAGTTACTGTATAGTTAATTTCATTTGATTGTAATGGTGAGTTTACTGCGGATGGATGTGATACATCTACAGCAATTTCATATTGCCCAACATTTGAACCTCCAATCGTAAGATTTGGTGTTGTTACTCCTGAAGCAGTAAATGTTGCTCCTGTGATAGTATTTGTCCCACCATTCAGAGAAATTCCATTAAGTTTCCAACGATAAGATAATTGATTATTCGTGCCATTACTTACACTTGCGGCAACAGCAAATATTGTAGAAGTTGTTGTTGAAGAAGATTGACTCGTTGGTTGTTGAGTAATTGTTATTACAGGTCTTACGGTTAAGGTAACAGTGTTGGAAAGTAAAGGAGAATTAAGAGCGTTTGCAGTATTTCCAGAACGATTAAAATTAACCTGACAGTAATATTGTGCTCCGTTTAATGCACCAACATCAGAGACAGTGAGACTTGTTCCTGTTGCACCTGAAATTGCTCCAGAACCAACTCTATACCACTGATAGGATAAACTGCCCGATGCTCCTGATGTGAATGAAGAATTAATTGTAAAAGTACCAGGAGTTTCTGGGAAATTTGTAACGATAGGATCTGTATTTTGTCCTGGAGCCACAGAAAGAATAGTAAACTTAAAAGAACCGTTTCTATTTGTAATTACGCCACCACCCGCAGAATCTGTTGTTGAATATGAACCACCAGTTACTAATGTTGGATTAAAATAACTAGAACCGCCGCCGCCAGCCCCTGCACCTTCAGATCCACCACCACCACCGCCAAAATATCCACCACCGCCTCCAGCACCTTCAGCATTTCCATTTCCTCCTGTTAATGCAGAACCTGCCTGCCCACCACGAGCTCCAAGACCTCCAGAAGTTTGTGTGGCACCTTTACCCGCTCTGCTTCCATTTGAACCATCTGATCCATTTGGAAGTCCACCATTGCCTCCACTTGCAGGATCTTCAGAAGCACCTCCACCACCCGATGCAATTAAAAGAGCATTTGCTTGTGTTGCAGATAGTAAAAATAGACCAGTATATCCACCGCCTTGAGCACCAGGATATGATCCTCCCGTAGTTTCTGCTTTTAATCCCGCACCAGTAAAAGTTGCTGCAAGATTATTAAAACTTCTACTACTGGCACCAGCACCACCAACTCTTACCTTATATGATTGTCCAGCATTAAAGGTTAAAGTTCCCTGAACATAACCACCTAAACCTCCAACTTGCCTGTCAACTCCACCTCTTTGACCAAAACCACCCATTGCACCAACAAGGTAAGTTCTTGCAGTAAAACTTACATTAGGTGTAAGTGTATACTCAACACCAGGAGCAAAATCTTGGAAGGTTGTGATATTATTCAGATTGATTGATGTAGTCCCATTAGGAGTTGCTGGTGATATTGTCATTATGGGAATGACAGGAGGACCAGCAGTAACTACCTGATATGCAGGAGTTGCTGTTGCATTCTGTGGTTGAGTTGCAATTGTAATAGAAGGTGGATTGATATCTAGATTACTAGGAGTTTTTCTGAAGAATTGGTGATTTGATCTCATGAGAAGTTCTGACCTCCGACAACGCCATAGAGAGTTGCTCCACCATCAAAAGTAGTGAATGAGTAAACATCTCTTGCACCAGCAATATTTGTAACCGTTGGAACAATACCTGAAGCCCAGTACACAGGAATTTGAACACCAAATGCATTAAAGAATGTATCAATAGAAACTAAGAATGGAGTTGAACCTTGAGTAATTGAAATTGTGAAAGATGTTGAATTTGATCCAGATGGTGGATTGAGTAAAGTAAATCTATTAATATTTGAAGATGGTGTGAGTGTAAATGTTTGTCCATCATTAAGATTAACATTCACATTCAAGGATGCTACAGAAAGTGCTGTGACACCTTCATAATAACTCTTAAACTTGGCACGTCCATTAACTTCCAGAAGTTCACTTGGAGATGCAACACCTAGACCAATTCTACCTCCAGAAGTTACTGTAAGTGCGGATCCAACAGAGAAACTTGTATTGACTACACCAACACCTGTTGTAACAATACCTGCTCTAATGTTTCCAGTTGCACTATCAAGTCTGAATGAAGTGCTCGTAAGCATTCCACTTACAACTGCTCCAGAATTTGCAGTAACTGGACCATTGAAGATTGATCTGTTATTTACATAAAGATCAGTTAATCCAGTTCCAACAGCACCAACTTCAAGAACAAATCTTGGTCTTGAAGTTCCTACACCAACATTATCAGATACTTGTGTATTATAAATGCCAGTGCCAAGTCCAGAAGCAACCTGAGACCAACCACTAGAAGCAACGTTTAGATTAGTGATTCCGCTACCATCACCAACAAGGAATCCTGCGGTAAGAGTAGAACCAACATTTAAGGTTCCAGTAATTGTAGCACCACCAGATACTCTTGCACTTCCAACTACATTTAACTTAAACTGATTTGCAGTTGTTCCAATACCAACACCATTTGCATCTACACAGAATAATGTGGTTCCAGAACCAACTCTGAGTTTACAATCACCAGGTGAGGTTGTAGAAATACCGAGTTGATCAACAAGGAGAACATTCGAAGTATTTGAAAGACTAATTCCTCCGAACTTGTACCAATCATTATCAGCAGTGTAAACCCAACCAATGGATCCTCCCTTAACAGGAGTTGAGTTATAAACAACATCTCCAGGGTTTCCTGAGATTGTTGGTTCAGTATTTCCTACAGTATATTTTCTGGATACTTTAGTATCACCTTGGAGGAACAGTGAATTCGCTTCAATACCTTTTGATGAGTTTGATGTAATCTTATTGTTAAAGATTACTGGTCCATCAAATTCGGAGATAATATTCTGATCCGAACCACCTTCTACACGGATAGAACGGCTGATGGAAACTTCAAGAGGAGTAAGAACATCAAATCCAATGTTGAGTCCTGTAGAACCTAAATCTTCACCAGTTACCGTTGGAATTGGTGAGTCAAATACTTCCTCTTGTCCTGTTGCTGAATTAACTTTCTTATTACCAACGTAGAAGTCGCCATCATTATTCATTCCAGTGAAGACGTTAATACCACCATCAATCTTTGTTGATTGAGCTAGAAGTTCTTCCTGACCAGTAATCTGTCTATCTTGACGATCTGGTAGCGCAGTAGAATAGTTACCAGGACCAAAACCAACATATTCAAAAGTATGTCCAGATGCACGGATAATTGAATTTCTACGGAACTCAATTGGATCACACTTGATTCTTCTTACGACACTATTGCTTCCGTGTGCTGCTGCTCTTGTTCCAAGAACTCCACGGAAAACTGAAATTGGATTAGTTCCAGTTGTGGTTGTCTTGACCCTTACAATCTCATTATCAATGCTCAAATAATCTCCAATATTAATGTCATAATTTTCAATGTTTGTGATTGAGATAGTGTCAGTTGTAGTATCAGAAATTGGAGACGCAAGAGTAGTAGTAATTCCTGCATATTTTGTAAACAGTCTTCCAGAACCACTATCATTAGTAAAGTCTATATTACCACCACTTGAACTATATCCTGGGTGATGAATATAAAGAGTTCCTGAAATTGTAGGAGCAAAAGTATTAATTCCTACATTTAAGGTGAATGATGTTGAAGAACCAACTCTCTTAACTACAAAGTCATCGTTATAGAAACTCTCGGAAGCACCACTTAGACGAACTTTATTATCAACCTTAAGTCCATGGTAATCACTGGTTGTTACAATACCAAGACCTGTTGTTGGATTGTAACTAAATGCAGAGACAACTACTGATCTTCCGGATAGATATGCAGTTGAATTTGAAGTAACTACAGATCCAATTCCAAGAGTTGTAGCAGCTCCAATGCTTCTAGTAGATTCAACAACAATCTGCTTTGGTTTTCCGATTGGAACATCAGTAATTCTATAGATCTCATTATATCCATCATAAGTTTTCGATCTAATAGCATCAATTACAAGAGTATCTCCAATGTTGTTGTATATTTTGGTTACATTTACAACACCAACTGTATGTCCAGTAGTAGTTGCGATACCTACGACAGATAGTGTATTACCAATACCGTAAGCACTGCCGCCGTCCATAATCTTGACAGCGGTAATATTTCCACTTGCATTAACAGTGACTCTAGCAGTAGCATCAGATCCAGTGACTGAAGCACCAATACTTACGAGTTTTGCATTATAAAATGTTTGTGCGGATCCATTTCCATATCCAGCACCACTATTAGCAATTCCAACTTGAATAATACGGTTCAAACCGTGGTTATAATCTGTATGAATTGTATGCCCAACACCAGACAAGGAAACAATATCTGTAATACCAATTCCAGAGCGAGAATCTAGAAGAGAAGCATTAAGAGTTTCTTTTGTAATACTGTGCTGAGGATCATCAATTGCAACTTGACCAATTGGATTTGGAAGTGCAAAAGATACAGATGGTTTTGGATCTGATGTTGGATTATCTCTATTTGTCTGAGGATAGAAATTCTGAATTGGTTGAGAGAATCTCAGATTAGTAAATGGAGTTACATTTGGACTATTGGATGAATTTAGGACAAACAGATGATAGATACCATCTTGCTTTCCTGGAATATATTTTTGAACTTCTTGTGATCGGTAGATGTAATAAGTTCCATTATATTTCTTACGTGCAAATCTTGGAAGATCTGCATCACGAGTAGTAGTATCATTCGTGAAAGTTCCTGGATTTGTTTCCAGTGAATAATTAAACTCTTTTGTACTTGGAACAGAAGTTACAGTATATGTTCCATTATAACCAGTGGGTGTTACTTTTTCAATCTTAACACGATCACCAACTCTCAGTCCGTGAGGAAGTTCTGATGTTATCGTGGTAATTCCAGAAGTCCAAGTTGCATTTGCAACGAATTTTGGATTTCTTAGTTCATTTTCATTTGTAAGAGTTGCTCCAGAAACACTGAAATATGCAGCGTTCTCTGCATCAGTATATCCACTGGAGTTTGTTGATTCTTGAATTACAAATCCATCAATAGGTGGTCTAGCAGTGGTAATTCCAGATCCTGCTGGAATACAATATCTCAATCTATAAACAGTATCTACTAAGCCTCTATTATCAGTTCTTCTAGTAATATAAGTTCTTGATGTTGCATCACCAAGATTTGTTGCACCCAATGAACGAATTTGAGAATAGATTCCATTCTCTGTTGATGCAGCAGATACGTTTAGATACCACTGATTTTGTGTTGTATCATACTGAATTGGGTGGCCAATATCCCCAGATTGTTTATCACTTACTCTACTTATAACTGTTAGAGTTCCCCCTGCAGTGTTGAAGGTTAATGTAGTTGGTGAACTATTAATTGCATCGTTCAGAGTTTGTGCTACTTTTATTTGTGTTGATCCAATTCCAGTTGCACTTGTAACAGCATAATAAATTCTATTACTTTCTAAACCATCTGGTAGTTGTCCTGTATTGCTGATGATACGAATAGATTCGCCAGAAATAAATGAGTGGTCTGTTGCAAATCCTAAAGTGTTGTTAGAAATATTACCAACAATTAAGCTCTTTTCTGAAGTTGATGTAGAGAATCCTACACCATTATCAGGCATCACAATACGTGATGAGTATTCTGTAGTGACTCCAGATTGAGAAACAAGAACCTTTAGAGTATCCCCATACTTTGCACCAATTCGATATCCTTCTACAGAACTTTCTGGTGATATATCCTGATTGGTTTCACCATATAAGTACAAACGTGAAGTTGTTGCAGCTCCTGCAGATACTGAAGTAGTTACTCCTACATCAATTGCAGTAAATTCAACACTAACTTCCTCAGTTTCAAGTTCCTTAGGTGGAACAATATGAGTTACATATCCAACATCATCTCTTGGGAATACATCTTTTCTATATCCCGATGCAACAAGTGACTTAGCACCGAAGTTAGAGTTAGAGTTTGTAATGGATTGATCTCCACCACCTTCAGCGACAAAGTGACCTGCAAAACCAATTGCAAAGATTGAAACTAACTGAAGAATAGATCCATTCGAACACTTAATATGATAGTTTTCATAATCAGGTTTGTAAAGTGCTGTAGAATCGGTATTAATATTTGCGTTTGCAGGAACCTCTGCACCTTGATAGATTCCTGTTGTTGAATTATATTTTACAAATGCGTTTCTATCTTTCTGTAGACCAATACCAGTAAACTGGGCAACAACCATCGATTTGAAACCTGTTGCATTATTTCCATCTGCGTGAAGACCGCACATACCATAAACAGATCTCAATGAAATATTGAAGACGTATGGTGATGCAGAAGAAACTGTATCAACAACTAGATTTACAAGAGCTCCTGCTGTTGATGGTAGAGCAACTTCTGGTGGATTTGATACTTCGTATTGGAATTGAGTATCACTAACACGATTACTGACTACAAATTGTCCATTATAACTTGTTGCTCCAGTTGTTGGAACACCTTCAACACGAATTGGAGTGTCAACATCAAGACCACCAAGTTCTTCTGTAGTTGTAACAGTAATTGTTGTGGTGGGTGTTACACCATTACCTGCCTTGATGCTACTGATTCCAACTGTTCCTCCAGTTGCTCCAACAATACGATATTCATCAACTTTTGGTTGAATGTCAATAGCATTTGAAGGATAATCTGGTTGAATTTCTCTTCCAGAAGATGGACCATATACAAGTCCAATCTTTTCATAATACATATCAAGATCAGTACGATCTGTAGAGTAAGTCTGAAACTCGTCATCAATGTTTACACTATTAATACCATCAGCATACTCAAAGCAAGTGAGTTTATGGTGCGAAAAGTTAGGAATAAATGTATTAGTAGTGTAGTCCTTATAAATGAAACTATTTGGACTTGCATCAAAAATGGTAAATTGCCACAAGTAGCAAGAACCTGTCAATCTAAAAATTGCAGATCTCTCAATATTATCGTTTTCTGGGTTTGGTACGTATTTTGGACGGATCGTGGTTTTTCTTAGATCCATACCAACGATTGATGTACCACGAGGTAAAATTACACCCCCGTGAATACTATTCATTTTATAGAGAGCATTATTATCAGTTGTTAAATCAAAGTTTGTACTAAGACCAAATTGAGAAAAATCTGTAGAGGTAGTGCCGTTTCTCAATCTGAAGTTTGTTACGCCACCAGAGACACCATCAGGTATCCAACCAGGACGGTTATCAATTAAATGCTCTCCAGGATAAACAAGAATAGTTGTTTTTCCAAATCTATCATTATCTAAACCTGCCTGCCACGAAAATCTTGCAGACTCAATTAAAGCTCTTTGAATCGTTTTGAACGGTCTTGTTAAAGAATTTCCTTGATTTTCAATACTGTCAGTAGCATCAAGGTCATTTGGATTAACATAAAGAATATTTCCACGAACATTCTTGATGAAATTATCTAAGCGACTGAGTGGCATCTTATTCGCACTTTGAGTTCTATTATGATTTATTTAGACACAAGAAAACCCCCGATTGCTCGGAGGTTTTCAAGTTAGCACTTAGGCAATTCCTTCACACGGGCTTGTATATTTTACCACTTTTCCTCTTTCCAAGTCAAGCGTTTTTGTAGTTCTTTATCAAATACCATAAGGTATCTATGCTTTCTACTTCTATCTCTCCATTCACCTTCAGAACCTTTTACTTTTCCACGAGAGTGTTTAGTTCCGTCTGAATAGTAGAAATCTTTTTTTCTATCCGTGAGACCGTAGTACTTAAAGTTGCAAGCGCGATAAATTGTACCAGAATGGTGATTTGAATCAGCATAAGAAAGGATTGCTTTAACTTCAGTATCTTTCCGAAGTTGTCTAATCGCTCTTGAAACAAACCAAGAAGTGATGTTATATTCCAAAGACTGGATATCAGGTCTGATGCAGAGTCTTGAGAGTTCAAAGAGTCCTTGTTGTTCGTTTCTTTCAAGACCAAATGCTCCTTTTGCTATTTCTGGAACTGGGAGACCAGTAAAAATGCAGACGCCAACAGACCCACCAATATTAAGGACATCTGTGAATGACTTTCTGTAAAGTGAGTAATTATATCCACTCTTGAAATCTTTTGATTCGTCTTTAAGATAATGGTAAGTATAAAGAAGTTCTTTGATTTCTTCTTTACTCACTTTATCTAGGTAAAAATCCGATTTCATCTAAGTATTTTTACTCAGTTTGTTTGCATTCTAACATATATTCTACAGTGTTTGCAACATCATTCATTGCATCACGAAGAAATGGTTGTTGACCAGATTCTTGCTTAAGGATAGGACGTGAATCATCAGTAAGAACCCAACGCCACTGCTTCATATCCTTACAATACCAAAGATTAATTTTCATTCTTGAAATATTCCAGTCGAATCCAGTTGATAAGTGCGTTGACTTCCATTCGGTCTTCTTCGGACCATTCGAGAGCATCTTTAACTCTAGCATAACAGGTAAGTGCATCAATTGCGAGTTGTCTATCTCTTTGTGAAATTAGTGACATTGGAGTTTATAGAACTCAAGCCCCCAGACGGAATTGAACCGTCCTCTCCGCTTTACAAGAGCGGTACATCGCCACTTAATGCTTTAGAGGCAAATTAATCAGCAGGTAACATTTCTGGATTTTCCAGTTCCAACTCATATAAGAGTGGATGACATTCTTCAAGCATTAAGTAGTATGATGCTTGATAAAGGTCTTCTGGTTCAAAACGTCTTTCGTTATCTGCTAATTTGATTAATTCCAAATCGAATATTGATTCGTCTGGAAGGTCATCAAAAGTAAAAGGAATTGAATTTATAAAATACATCAGAACTATTTGAGTTCCGCGATTATACCAAACGTATCTGGCATCTATTCTGTACTTCATAGAATAGTTCCTTACTTTTGTTTATTTAGAGGTAGAACCTCATACCCGTGGGCGGATTCGAACCGCCCCTGGAGGAGTTTTAAGCTCCCTGTCTCTGCCGCTGGACTACACGGGCAAAAAACTTACACTTCGTAAGTAGTAGGATTATACTTGATAAACTCCCAGAATGTCAACTTCATTTCTTTTTGTGACATTCCACAGTGCTTTGCTGCTTTAGGGAGATTCCACTTGGCACAAAAGAGTGCTTCATTTGCCTCTTTTACATTATCTGGAGTGGTTTTGATTGGTTCCTCTTTGAGGTCTTTGTATGAAATCTTATAAGGCATACTTAAAAAAATCTAATAGAGCAATTTTTTGCCGGAAAAATTTTTGGACCTAAAATGGAACTTAAAGTTGATTTGCGTATGACAGAGAATCTTCATTGACTTGTGAACGAACCACATCAAGAACGTTTATAAACTGATCTACAGTTTCACAAGTTACAACCTTTTCATTACCAAGACTTGAGTAAAGGTTAAAGGTACGCTTACTGGTATCAACCACGCACCGAGTCAAATACTCATCATTCATTTGGGGTGTCTCTTGATTACCCACTTATTATAGGGGAAGACCCTAGGGGTGTCAAGGGCTAGTCTGAGTGTTGATTCTATCTGCGAACTGTTCACCATTGTATTGTGGGTCTGGATAATCCTTCCAACTGTCCCCACGATACTCAACCACAAGAGCATTTACATCCTTTCTTTCAGCATAAACGTGATAAAAACAATCAATTGGCATTCCTCCATTTGATTGAAGATATATTTTACTATCATCCCATCTTTTTATAATCACATCTTGATGGGATCCAATTGGTTGAAGTTGAACACTAATGCTTTCGATGTGTACTAAGTCTTTCCAATACCAAGGCAAATCAATCTCGGTTTTATTTCTTACTCTACCTCTAAAATATACTCCAACTTCTGGACCCTCAATACACGCATAACGAAGCCTATGTCCTTCACCATTTGACGGGTGAACCATATCAAAAGGTTTTGGTCTTGAGTCTGCTACATTAAATCTCTCGGATAAATCACCAATGTTTGGATGGTTAAAAAATGCATTACCAGAGACATATAGAGGATATTCTCTTCCTCTAGGTCCTTTAATATAAACAGCATGTGGTGCAGAACCACAATCATCATTTTCCAAAGGACCAACCATTAAGGTTGCTTCAATACTTGAATAAGAACCATCATTACCAATCTGAACTGGTCCTTGAAGATATGCAGCACCATCTACCCTCTGCTCACCTCTACCAAGAGCTTCTGGTTTTGATGTTGTGTTTGTAACAAATAATTGACCATGAATTAATTCAACATCACTTGATGATGACATAAATTACTCCTTATTTTGAACTTGGTTTTACTGATGCTAGACCTCTTGGATTAATTGCGAATCCTGGTTTTTTAAGTGCGCTCGCGGCACTTAATTTTTGAAAAGATCCTGCGGTCATTTTCATAATGTTTTCCGCTGTGGTATTTATTTCTCCAGATGAAAAGATACTGCAAGTTTCGGTAGCATCAATATTGATTCTCTTTGCTTTTAATTTAATCTCTTCATCTGCGTCTAGGTTAATATATCCATTACTGTTGTCACTTCCTCTTGCAATTAACTGAATGTTCTCAGCATTGACTTTAAAAGTTCCTTTCGTAAGAATTTCAATGTTTCCTTTCGAAAGTCCATTACCGCCCGCAGAACTGATATAAATTCCAACATCACCTGGTTGAATATTATCTCCAGCAATTACTTGATAACGTCCTCTACATCTTGACCAAATCCATCCTTCTCTAGGACTTGTCTGATCAATCGTAATAAATTCAAGACCTCCTTGACCTTGAAGCATAATGGATGATTTGGCCTGATCCTTATGGATGTGACCAAATCTTAGATTTCCATCCTTTGTTCTTACGTCTTTAATTTCTTTATTGACTGATTTCATTAAAATACCTTACCTACACAATCAATGACTTGAACAACCGCTGCTCCTTCAGGAACAGAGAATGGTTTATAAAGTTGACCTTCAACAGTTGCTGCTGTTGTTGGAAGTGGTTTTGCAGGAACAACTTGCTCTTCAATAGGAAGCGTTGGATCAACTCTAGTGACTTTAAAGATAGTTGTAAATGTAGCATTAAATCCAGTTGGAGAATCTGTGCGAATATCTGGAAGATCTTCATACCCACAACCACCTGTGAGGATATTTATTCTTTCAATTTGCCCTCTCTCATTAATCACAGGTTCTGCTACTGTACCATTGTTTGGTGTAATAATAAGTTTGTCTCCAGGACGATATCCAAATCCTCCATCCAGAACAACAATCTCTTCAATACACAAAATTACTGGATATTGGGGTCCAAATACTTCTGGTCTTGGTGTTGGTACAGGAACTAATGGTTGAGTAATAACTTCATCTTCTTCCAATTCTCTAGGAGGACCATCAGGAGGATAATATTTGTCACCCTTTTTTACCAAAATTGGTCTATCAATTTGAACAACGTAATACTTTCCGTCTGCGGTTGTTACAAAACCTTCATCGGGATCTTTCCATACTCTTTCATTACCCCCTAAACTTCCATCAGGAGATGGCAAATAACCATCTCCTGGAGCAGTAATTGTAATATTTTTTATCTGTTTTCCAAGTCTATCAATTCCATCTCCCGCTTTAGGTCTATTGTTACCAGTTTCTGGTTCCATATTGACTATTAACTTTCCACCAGATCCTTTACCACAACCATCCATTAGTTCAGCAAATGGAACGTTTTGATATCCATAACCAGGATTTACAATATCGAAACCAATTACTGATGATGAGATGGGACTTATGACAGCATTTGCCATTGCTCCCCATCCATCTCCACCAAAAAATTGAACTAATGGTGGTCCACAAAACTGAGGATCGGTGGGGCAAGATGGTGCTGTTGGAAGAGTATCTTCTGGAATTAACCTTTCAACTTCTTGAAACGTTAATACACTCTCAACTCCATCACCATTTTGAAAATAGAATTTTCTTGTTGGGTCAGCTTGATGAACTTTACGAGCATCATCAACGGTTAATCCATTAATTCTTTTGCCTTCACTATCAACAAAGGCTACTTTGATTACATTTTTTGGTAGAATACCTGAGAAAAACTTAGATTTCATAATTCATACCTTAATATAAAGTGAACGAAGGATCTGGGTCACTATCTTTCTTTCCAGAGTTAATTTCATCACGTAGTTTTGGAGTCTCATTCTTAACTTGATTATCAACGTATGTAGCAAACTTTTGAAGATCTTCTGGATTATTCTTTGCGGATGTTCTTAGTTGTCCAATACCGCTTGTATTACTTTCAGAACCAACATAAATTTCATATTCCTTAGCAGTTTCAACCAGAGAACTTACCTGACCAGTAAATGCATCTGTGCTTGCGCCAGAAACTTGATAATCTCCATTAAATGTAGTATTAGAAACAATATTGGACATAACAGGATTTGCGGTATTTGCACCTTTACCAGTTGCAGATTGATTATCACCTGTTGGTGTAGGTGCAGCATCTCCACCAGGAAGTGCAGATCTATCTTGAGATATTTCTTGATATTTTACAGCAGATTGTGTATCTTCGCAAGAGAAGAATTGAAGAATTCCAGGAACATAGTCAAGAGCATTAAATAAGTTTCCTGCAACTTTGCCTAAACCTCCACCAACAAGACCTCCTACCAAACTTCCAATACCTCCAGCAAGACCTCCAGTAATTGTTCCTAGAAGAGCATTAATTGGAGTAAAGATTCCATCCAGTGTGCTCATAAGAGGATCTAAAATTGTATCAATAAAGTCACCCATTATTGATTCAGCAGCACAAAGGGGAGCATTAATAAAACGATCGAGTACATTTTCTAGTAAACCAGTAAATGTTCCTTGAAGTCCTTTGATAATTTTGTTCATTACACAAGAAAGTTTGTCACAACCTTTCTGACTAATTTCTAGAAGTTGAGGAACTTCAGTGGGGAACAAATATGGAACAACAGACTTGACACCATCAGAGATCTTTTTAGAGATATATCCTCTTACTCCATTCAACATTCCTTTTGCAAATCCTGCCATTTCAAAAGCAGCATTTGAAACTGTTGATTTTATTTTTTCAGTGAATTCTAAAACACCTGTTGCAAATGAAGATGCCTGATTATAAATTCTTTTTAATTCTTCAACAACATTCAACAGATTTTTCATTGTCCGTTGAATCCCTTTCATCTTAGAGTTTCCTTGTTTGGAAACATCAAGTAAAGGAACTTTTATTTTACTATCCTTATCCTGATCGGTTTTAGACTGAACTTCTACGTGTTGTGCTTCTGTTGTTGATAATGGAGAACCATTTAAGATTCTATCATCAGGAACTTTAGCTGCAGTTTGTGGAGATCCTTCAGTATAAGTATCATTAAACTGCTGATAACCTTTATTACAGTTTCCGCTGGAAGCAGAGGCACCTGGTTGTCTTGATGCCTTTACAGTTGCGGCAAGAACCAACCTTTCAATTTCTTTTGAATCCTTTCCTTCTACCTTTGCTTTTTGTCTTGCTTCAGATGCTGCCTTAAAAACTGCAGATGAAGGAGTCTTAGATGGATCTAAGAGTTTCTTAAGTTGATCAATACTCAATTGATCAACGTTAGGAGGTACTGGTTTATTTGCAAGACTACCTGGACCACGAACAGGTGTTGGTGGTTTAGATACTGTAGGTTTTCCACCAGTTGGAGATGGAGTTGCTACTGGTTGGTTTGGAGCTGGTTCTGCTCTCTTCTTAGGAACATTGTTATTTGAATTACCAATCACTCCCACAATGTAGGGTTCTTGCCCTGCCATTCCATCCTTGAAGAATCCAAAGACAACAGAACCAGATTCAATTGATGGAGTGATTGACGCCCCACCGTGACCAGATCCTGCAGTAACTGGCATCACCACTTGAGCCTTAACTGTTTCTTCTGGTTTTAGTTTATCTACATCTCCAGTATGCCAGTTGAAGACACGGACATTATATCTGTGTCCCCAACCTTTAATTGCGTTTAAACCTTCAAAAGTTTCTGCCTGAACATTTTCATCCCAAGTAGTTTTTGATTCTACTCGTCCAATCCACCAAGGAGGATTTACAAAAAATTGTGGATTAAAGGCACTTCCCGTAGTTACATCAGACATAATTAATCATCATATATTCTACATTCAAGTGCAGTTGGGTTTAGATCACAATAAAGTTCTAATGGTGTTGGATCGTGTTCATCATCTGGATGATTCACTTGATATTTTTCAAGTGAATATAATTCATCTTCTAGATGACGACGACGTTGTGAATTAGTATCTGGATTATCCAGTTCATCACGATCATCATTGATGTGTTGGGAAAGTGTTCTATCCATATTGAACACACAGTTAGTTGTTATTATTTATAGTGCTGGAGGTTGATCTCTCCTACCTTCAAGATAATCAATCTCTGCTTGATTGAGACCTAACTCTTTATAACTTGCTCCAGATTGGAGTCCTTCACTAACTGCCTCCCAGTAATCCGCAGTTGCTCCATAATATTGTGATTCTGCAAGGTTCGCTTCTGCTTCTAATGCATCTGCAACATCAGCATCAGTGACTCCTTTACCAGTGACTCCTTGACCTTCAGAGAAAATACCTTGTCCCTGATTATTAACTCCTTGTCCAACTCCTGTTGGTGCAGGTTCTTGCTTTTTAGACAACATTGGTTTTCTACCATAAGAATCACGAATGAGTTCTAAAGATGTAAAGCACTGTTGTTGTGGGTCAATACGATGGCAAAGTGCAGATATCATATAGATGCCACTCATTCTTGGGTTTGCTGTTGTATTTGTTTTGGTTGATTGCTCAGGGAAATCACAGAAGATAAGTTGACCAACCTCCAAACTATAATCACCAAAGATTGTGATGTTGGCCTTTACAGTGTATGCTTGATTATATCTTGCAGTTGCTGAAGAAAGATACTTCGCTTTATCAGTATCCAATTCTTTTGCTTCATCAATCGGTTTTAATCCACCAATTGATTCACTTCCAGTAAAAAATCTTGATGGTTTTGATACAAAATCTTTGAACAAATTTTTTCCATACTCAGTTCCAGCAGCAGTAATTGCAGACTCCTGTGTCGTAATATCCAAAGGATTGCAGTTAAAAGAACTTTCAAATGAATTGAATAGATTTACTGAGGTATTGAAAGTTCCCATTGTGAGTTGGTCTTTCATATCAGCACTATCAACAAAGTCATATTCTAAAATCTTTGCATCATATCCCGTAGGTATAACAGTGGAAGTTGTGTTGTTGTAGATGTATTTCTTAACTGGATTCTGTCCAAACAGAGTATCAATTGATTTAAATTTATAACCAGATTTTGTCTCAAAGAAAAAGTATCCAGAACTTAATCCTAGGGCACTTGTATTTTCACGAATAGATTGACCAGCAAGCCACATAATAAACCAAAACGGTTTTTTCATAGTACCAATAAAAGAACGTGTGTTCTTAGTTGGTTCAATATCTAACTTCTTTTGAGTTTTTAAAACATCCTTTAAAATCTTATTCAGAGAATCCGAAATTTTTCCATCGTAACGTTTATCAACTCTCACACTTTCATTTTTCAAATATTCTTTTGATACTAATTCTAATATCTCAATATCTTTGAGTTTATCAGTTATTCGTTCTCTTCCAGTAATGTGCAATTCATTTGCAGTTGTCTTGAAAGATATCTTTTGTTCTTGAGAATCCTCAAGTTCAATGTGAACCTTTTCAGTTCCTGTAAGTTTAATTTGTTCAGATGCTGTAGTTCCATTATCTCCTTGTCCAGTATCCACAACAATGATGGTCATTCTTACTGTCTCCGACAAAAGATTCTCATAATAATATAACTCAGCAACACCACCATTGAATGGGAGTTCTTTACCCGTTGCATTTGAGAATATTTTAAATACAGGTATATTACTTGAATTTAGAGTCATATTATCCTAGTTGAGCAAGTGTTTGTTCAAACATATCATTTGTACTATTTACACCGCCACCAGCGGCAATCATAGAAGAACCTCCGCCATTTGCTGCGCCTGCTCCGCCATTTAGTCCTCCTCCCCCACCACCACCAACTAAAAATACTTCTATAATCTGAGGTTCGCCACCATAAGGCATTTCATAATCAGTATAACCAGAAATTGCTTTAAGTTTTTCAATAATTGATGGTGCTCTTGCAACTAGTTGTGCTCTGTTTTCAATACTAATAA